CACTTTTATGGTATTAGCGACTATTAGTACCTAATTCTTATTTACTCTTAAATTCACTTTATAATTAGTAATACCAGTGGTTACAGGATTATTTTAAATATACCACAATTTACAATATGTAATTTTATCCCAAACGAGTTTTAACTTGTCCACAGTTTAATCCACAGGTGTTAATAACTTTGTTAATAACTTTATCCACAGTGTTGATAACTTGTCCACATGTTGATAACTTCTGTTGATAACTTTATCCACAATGTTATCCACAGGTGTTGATAAGGTTATCCACATTATCCACAGAGTTATCCACAGGGTTCCAAAAAGAAGAAGCAAGGAGGGAAGTAACTAAATTCGCGCGTGTATGTATGCGTGTGAGCGTGGGTGCGTGTAGGGTGTGTGTAAAAAGCGTAAATAAATGTAGAAATAATGTGTAGAAAGTCTTTAAAGAAAACAGTTAAAACAATTATCCAAATATTCTACTTTTCTTAAACAACAGTTGTAACTAAATTGTTGTTCTTTTTTTTACTTATTTTTAAGTAAATGTCTCCAATAAAACAGTCCAAATAAGACACTTTATTTTACCACCTAAGTGTTAGTACCTGTTTTAAATTTAAACACCTTATTTAGTACACTGTTCTCCTGTAATTATATAGTACCCCCTCCCTTATATACACATATATAACCTCATAGCACGTAGACCCCTCCTTGCCAAAACCCAATACCTCTTTGACCCCTCCCCGTTTAAAATTTGAATGACCCCTCCCCCCTATAAAAAATGTACACCTTCCATACATATAAAAAAAGAGACAGTTTTACCTGTCCCCCATTAAAAAATTATTTTATTGTTAGTTCCTATAAGAGTTACCCTCATTACTTACATAGTCTTTACATGAATAAGTGTGGTAATTATCATAAAAACTACATAGAGTACAATTATTGAAACTTAGTTTACAAATACTTTCTATGGCACATGTATTACAAGTACATTTTTCACAGGTTCTATCATTATTAATATTACAATGTCTAGTAGTTCTTGTAAAAAGCATCAATATACCTCCATTAAAAATTATTAATTACATTCCATTTATTGTATTATTGTACATCCTAGTCATAAAATCCAATACAGTTTTCTCAGGTAAAGTAAGTGCTGTAACAATATCCAATGTTTGAATTATTATACAGACTAAGAAGACCCCAATTGGTATGAATAGTAACCAACCTACAAAATTATCCGCTTCATCCTCACTGTGAAGAGCTTTTTTTGCTCCTGCTGAGACTACTGATAATAACATTATAAACACCACAATCCAAACTACAGATGTCCAAATTTCATAGCTAACAATTTTATCAGTCAACTCCTGTATATAAGGCATAATATTACTTTGGATTGATGTAGATGTCCAGTCAACAGCTACCCCTATTTTGTCCCCAACAACATCCAATACTTTTACAATTTGTTCACTTATCTCCATTTGTGTCTACCCCTTCCCCACTGTTTTTAAAATCCAACATATCTAATTGAAGCTGTATTGACTGTATCGTCTCATATATGTAATTATTAACTTCCTCATACCAAGAACCTAAACTTTCTGCATCCTTTAGTTCAGTCCCTTTAATCTTTAAGTCCAGTAACTTACTCACAACTTGATTAATGTCCCTGTAGAATCCCAAAGGAACCATATACTCTTCACCAAAGTTCTTACTGTCCTTAGTTGTGTTTATTTTCTTCTCTTGTAATATGTAATTATATGGGTCTGTGGTGATTAGATATTTGTCCCCTATTGTTAGTTCAAATTTACTCATTATTCCTCTTCTTCCCCTTCCCATGCTTCTAAAATTTTGTTGTTAATTACATCTATGTAAAAATATACACTACTGTTAGCTAATCTGTATAACCCAACTACATTAGAGGACGGGTACCCCACTTCATACCCGTTCCAATCACTTTCCCACAGTAAATCCTTATTATACTCTAATACTACTGACATTTAAAGTATTACCAGTGTTCCTTTAGGAAGTTCTAACTTTTCCTCAATTTCTTCTTTTGTAAGACTTGTTGGGCTGTATAAGGAAATTTCTCCAAATCCATTGTGTACAAGAAATACTTGTCCCTCTTCACTCATAAGTACTAACATATTAATATCTCTGTCAGGATGTTTTACTTCCATTAAACACAAGTATTTACCTTCTTGTAGTGTTGCTCCAAACACAAAGTGATTAGCTAAATAATCCAATCCAACTTCTTTAAAGAATGTGTTGTATGTAGTAAAAGAACCACCAATTGAACTACTGTCTGATTTTATTGATTTAACCAATACCATTTTACCACTAAATGTTTCTACTACTTCCTCTTTTATTTCTTCTTTTTCTGATACATCTGCTCTTAATACATCATATATTATACCCTCATTGTATTTGTATAAAGTGTATGTATCTCCTTCATCGTCTGTTATTTTAAAAGCGGTACTGTCTTCATAGTTTATTTTATATATGGCACCAACTGTTAAAAACATAGAGAAGTCTGTAATTGTTTTAATAGAGTCTTCCTTCACACTGTAAATAGGTTCAAATCTATCTCCAATATCCTCTTTATAAAGAGTGTAAGCATCATCGTCATTGTCTAAAACCTCAAAATATGAATCTCCTTCTTTTGTCACTTCATACACTTCGCCCTCACATAACCATTTATAAGTATTAGTTAATATTCTAACCTTTATAACAGTTGGTAACGTATCCTTTATTATAACAGTAAAATCATCCTCAGCTTTATCTAACTCATACTCATCATCTTCATCATCAATAAGTGTATAATAGTCTTCATCTTCTCCTACAACAGGGTACATTTTACCTTCTGTTAAATACATTGATAAATCCCCAACTATTTCCACTACTTTTGTAATGTCTGTACAGTATTCAAAGTCTTTACCTTCACGACTTTTTGATACAATACAACTATCACCATCTTTATCATTAACCTCTATCCAAGTGTCTCCTTCATCCGTCACAGCATATTTCACATGTACATCTAAATAACTGTAAGAATCTACCAACATTTTTATTACTTTTACGCTACCTTTTACTATTTTACCCATTTCTAATTCCTCCTGTTTTTTTTATTTTATTCTACTATCATAAACTCCCAACCTAAATCATCCTTGTCTATACACGTTTCAATACCGTTATCATCCACAACTTTTAACCAATATGAACCTTCCTGAATCACCTCATACGTCCAACCTTTTGTTAGATAGTTATAAATGTTTGATAGTATCTTAATCTTTTTAATACCACCACTACCAGTCATATTGTACCCTCCCCTTTATTTAAACAACTCTACAGACAATATTAACAAATTTACTATAATACATGCAAATACTAATATTTCCATTATGTAATACTGTAGTTCTCCTGTTCTTTCAATGGATTTTTCCAATCTAAATATTGTTATTCCGCATATAAATACACCACATGTAGATAAAAATACTGTTGTCATAACACCAACCTCACTTTTAAACTCTCCCTTTCTTTATCTGTCTTACAGTCTCCATGTAACTCTATGTACTTCTTGTTCTTATTTAAAATACCATTATGTTGTAAAAAATATGTAAGTACTTTCTTTATGTTATCATAATCACTGAAATCTATTTCTAACAGCGGTATGTTGTTGTCTTTACAGTACTTCCGTTTTATTGCATCATTCTCTTTTGTTTTAATCCAGTCTTCCATTGTGAATGTAGGTATTGAATGTTGTATACCTTGATACTCTACTAAGGCTTGTAACTCGTCCCCTACATAAATACTAAAATCAAATGGTAGTAAAACTGTGTTTGGAAGTTTACCACCTACACATCCTTTAAATACTGATTCTCTAAAATATCGTATCTCCATTTTTATTAGGGTCTGCTGTATTTTACGCTCTCCTTTACTCATGTAACCTAGGTGAGACTTTCCTTTGGTGCCTATGTATTTTTTACTGGTACCTTTACTTTTCATATGTATTACCCCTCTTCCTTTATCTGTTTTTTAACTTGTACTAAGTATATACCAAGTTGTACCAATTGTCAAGGGGTATTTTACCTATTTTAGATTTATTATGTAATACTTTTAAGCACACCTCCTTTTCGCTCCACCACATCTTACCATATATAAAAAGAAAAAGCAAGGAGTATTTACCCTGCTTTGTGCTTTTATTCCAACTCTTTAGTATTCTTTTTACTCAAACTGTCTTTTCTGTTTACATATTTTAGATTTAGATAATCAATTATTTCAGCCTCAAAACTGTACTCTCTTTTATCTCTTCTCTTAATCTGACGTGGAGACAATATTGCAAACTCATTGTTAGTTACTTTATCTACGTCTCTATCATTAAGTACTTCTAATAAAATCCAGTCAGCCAGTCTTGACAGTAAAAAGGATGGTAGGTTGTTACCTGTTAAAGACATGTACTCACTGTTTAAAGCTTCAATTATGAGATTCCTATCACTAATAGGTACTAGAGGTCTAAAAGTCACTAACTCTTCTATAATCTCGTCATACTTCTTTACTATGTCATTGTTGGTACTTTTATTACTCTTATTCCCCATTGTCTATTTCACCCATATCTTGTAACACCTTTCCCATCTTTTTCTTAATGGCTCTACAGTGCTTCTCTACCATCTGTTGGGACACACCTAACTCTTTGGCTACTTCTTCTTGTGTGTAACCGTCCCCCCAGTATCTGTTTAATATAAAAGCCTGTTTGTCTGTTAAGTTTATTTTGTTTAATATAATGTCTAAGTCCATTAACATGTTGGAAGAAGTTATCTCACCACTATAATATTTACTTTCATTTACTTTACCTCTGTATTGAATTAATGCTATCAGTATTTCTACTGTATACACTTTAGATTTCAAGTAATTTTAATACCTGTTCCCTTAATTCTTCTACAGTACCATTGTTCACAATGGTAAAATCTGCAACAAAGTCCTTAATATGTAATTCTGTTTCATCCGTCATATCCTCCTGAGATACGTTGTCACCATTCCTAATCATACGTGAAATTCTTATGTCTTCATTAGCCACTACTTTAACCATTATAAACCCTCTTGATTTAAGATAACCAAACTCATTGGGTTGTCTACAATCTGTTACAATAAGGGGGACATCATCCCACAATGAATTAATACATTTGTCTACCTGTTTAATCCAAACTAACGGGTCTAACTCCCTAAATAACTGTCCTACATATTGGTAATGATGACGGGGTTTCCCTTGTTTAACAGCATCAGGGAAGTATGTATGTACTATGTTTTTAATCTCTGTACCAAATGCTAATTTAAAGAAGTGTTGTTCTTCCTGTAGTAATTCACAAACAGTATCCTTACCTGCTCTCATCTGCCCCATTAGAGCTATTCGCATATTAAGTCCCTCACTAAGTCTTTATTGTCCAACATAAAGGCATATAAACCGTTTGCTACTGTTGTTACCTGTTCTTCACTTAGTTCAACACCGTACATATCTTCTACACCATGTATAACTTCATGTAATAATGTGGATTTACTTTGGGATGGTGTGTTGGCAGAATTTAAGTAAATAATACTGCTTACATAATCTATCTTACCGTAACATGCATCCCCTCCTACTATTAAAGAATCGTCTATGTCTAATTCAACAACTGTATATTTCTTCCATCCAATCTTTATCTCCAAGGACTACACCTCTTCTTTCTCTTCTGTTGAATTTTCTTTAGGGACATACTCATATTCTGCAACTAATAAATCACCTTTAAAATGTCTAAGTACTTCTGAGGCTTCATCAACAACTTTTGAATACTTAACAGCTAATACGTCTCCCTCAATACCATACCTGTCCACTTCCACTAACTCTTCATCTTTAAAGAAAGACTCAATGCCCTCATAGTTGTATTCCAGTCCTACTGCTTGAGCCAATGTAAAACCATCAACTTTACTTTCCTCTTCATTGTCCTCAAAATCAAATATATTACCGTCTTCATCCAACTCAACATTTACTTCAAATAACTCATGTACTGTCTCTCCCTGTACGTCTCTAGGAACTGATATGTAAGTCTCTACTCCATAAATATCTGTAAAAATAACTTTAAATGACACATCTTCTAACTGTATTTTGGAGAACATTTCATCTGTAAGCTCTAACTTTTCTCCCATACCTTCCAGTATTTCTTCTATTAACTCATGTAAGTGAAACCCGTTGTCTATTTTACCTTTTATATTAACCTTTATGGTAATAACCCCTTTTCTATTTAATGTCTTACTTATTGTTTACTTACTTATAATGTATTACTTTTTGGGCATTTGTGACATATTTTTTATTTATGTATTACTGTGTACGTCCAGTCTTTATATTCTCTCATTATTTTGTCTAGCTCATCCAATGTCTTACAGTTATATGAAGCAAAAGCACCCATTCCATCAGCACTTTTTAACCTGTATATTCCACAAGGTGAATAATTTTCATCTTTTATAACTGTAAATTCAAACTTACCTGAAAATGTAAATTCACATAAAACTGTGTCACCCAACTGTAATTCTTCTTCATCTGTTACTACTGTCTCACCTACATTTGTGATTGGTCGCGCAACTTCAAATGTTAACCTTTTTTCTACGTCTCTTACTGATATAATTGTGCGTGTTAATTCTTCCAGTGACTTACAGAAGGATGCGTTAAAAGCCAAGAATACTCCATCATGATTTTCTAAATAGTATGTAGTTGGCTCAAAAGGGTTATTACTTTTAACTACTGTGTAGTAATTTATACCAACTATATTCCAATTAATTGTTACAATATCCCCTAATTCCAGTGTTACAATTTTACTTTCACTCATTTATATCACTTCTCCTTTGTTTTTTAAATTAACTGTACCCATATCTTACCATAAATACGGGTACAAGTCAAGTAATTTTCTACATACATCTTTTTATGTTATACTCTTCTCTATTTTCTAACCAGTCTTTAACATTAATTTCCTGTCCCCATGCATACATTACTACTGTATCAGTCTTAACAGGGAAATCAAACCATTCTATAGATGTCATAATATGGTCTAGTTCGCTTATCTGTTCCTTAGTAATTGTATCGGGAACCTCCATAAGTATTTCATCATGTATTGTGGCAATCATTTTGTACTCTTCCCCTAGACTTTTTAAATAGTTGTTAACCCTGTACATAACCTGTTTAATATAATCTGCCGAACTACCTTGTATTTTAGCATTTACACCTTGACGTGCCACTCTACCATAGTTTTTAGCAACATTCCAGTACTCTCTCTTTATATTACGCGGTAGTTTACTTTCCCAAATGTTAGAGGGTACATGTCCTAATATAGCTACAATTTTCTTACATACATCCTTATACTTTATTGCTACTTCTCTATGATGTGGGAACCGTCTCTTCCTACCTTCTGCTGTCTCTACATATTCATTCTTATCTATAAAATCCTTTATACCTTGTATGTAATCTCTTGTCTGTGGGTATGTCTCCAAAAATGTGTTAATAAAGTCGTCTGCTTCTTGTAGGGTAATACCTAACTGTTTAGATAAAGTGTATGTAGAAGTACCATACATTACTGCTAACAGTCCAGTCTTCATTCTCTTACGTGGTTTAAAGGTTCCTGTAGGGTCATAAGCACCGTCCAAACAGTACTCCAATGGTATCTTAAATGTAGAGGATGCCAATGTGGAATATAAGTCCTTACCTGTTAAATATGGTTCTTGAAAATGTACATCTTCTGACAGGTAGGCTAGACATCTAGGTTCTATTTGAGATAAATCCTTACCTATAATTACTTTACCTACAGGAGCAACAACCATTGGACGTGCTTCTGGGGGTATGTTCTGTAAGTTAGGATTGTTAGAGGAATATCTACCTGTTTTTGTACCACTTTGATTAAACTGTCCATGTAGTCTCCCATCCCGTTTCCATATTTTCTGTGGGATTGCTTCAAAGTATGTAGACAGTAATTTTGCCAGTCCCCTGTAGTCTAATAATGATTGTAGTATCTCATTTTCTTCTGCCAATACTTTTAATACGTCAGCCTTAACAGACTTTTTACCGCTAATGTCTTCTAACTCCCATACATCATAGATAACGTGAGCTAACTGTTGATTGGAGTTAATGTTTATATCCCCAAACTCTTTAACAATTTTTACTTCCATTTCTTTTACTTGTTCCCTTAATTGCTCTGTATATTCTGTAGCAAAAACTGTATCAATTAAAAACCCGTTCTTCTCCATGTCAAAAGCTGTTATGGTGTTAGGTAGTTCAATATCATAATAAATATGTCCTAATTTTGGTAACTTTTTAAACTGTTCATCAATCCAAAGATAAAGTTCATAACAAAGATGTGTGTCTTTACATGCGTATACTGTACCAATGTCTAAAGGAGTTTTCTCAAAACCACCCTTACCGAACAATTCCTCATATGTAAGTGACCTGTCTTCAAACCCAAAGAATTTACCATACTTAGTGGATATATTCTTAAGTGCATACTTTAACTCATTCTCATTTAATATCTTCATTGCAATTAGAGTATCCATTACTAAACCGTCTACATATATTCCTTCTCTCCAAAACATATGGAAATCAAACTTAGCATTATGTAGAACCTTACCTAGTTTATTATCCAATAGGAACGGTTTAAGAGCATTAAATACGTATGACGGGGATAACTGTATAATACCCACAATATCATGCCTTATTGGAATATAACAGTGGTAATCAGCCTTAGGAAGTGTAAAAGATATGCCTACTATTTCATCTTTATCATAGTCCAATCCTGTTGTCTCTGTATCCAGTCCTACTATTTTTTCTTTATGTAACAAATGTAAAAAATACTCAAAATCTCCTTTATGGTTTATTAGGTGGTAATTGTCAGGTTTGTGTAAAACCATTTCTTTAATAATATCTACTTTACGGTATTCCATTAACATTTTGTATAAATTAAGAGCATGTGATTTACTAAACTTCTTAATGGATTCACAGTGCATACCTATTTCTCCACTATCAATTGCATTTTTTACTGTCATTAATCTTTCTTTATCTAATGTACCTATTTTAGTTTGAAATATTGCTTTCTTACCATTATATCCTGTGTACCAAACTTCTTCCCATGTGGGTATGTATGTTGCTTTTTCTTTTTTATCTTTAGCTATCCGTACTCTTTCTGATTTCTCTAACTCTTTTTGGTCTTTATTTTTGTCTTTTAATCCCATATCTAGCTGTATATTTAACTCCAATTGTTTTAACCCCTTCCTTAACCTTTATAAAAAGTAAAGAGCAACAGTTTTAATACTGTTACCCTCTCCCTCCCTTACTTTTTATACTGATGCTACTGGAACTTCCTGTATTAAGAGAAGTACGCTTTTATAAATTTCTATTTCTTCACCTTCATCAAATGTATACAAATCTGAGATTACGTGTAATATTGGCATACAAGCTGTAACTCCCTCAGGAATAGCTCTAGCAATTTCCTTACCTTGTTTACCTAAGTCACCCAACATATCTACTATATCTTCTGTGGCATGCACACCCGTTGTAATAATACCACCTGTAGCAATGTCCTCATTCATGTCGGCACCCAATTTATCCCCAAAGGCTGTAATACTTCTAATGGATGTAAAAACTTCTAACACTGGTTCCTGTCCTGCAACATCATTTTTATCGTCTAAAAACAACTTTTCTATCATATAAACAAAGTCTTTGGAGTCTTCTACTTCTTCTATATCTTTACCACAAGCACCACAGTTGTCACACTCATGTACACCGTCGCCACTTAACTCCATCAACTTTTTAATAAAATCTGCATCACTTAAACCTTCAAACATATTATTTACCCCCCATTAATCTAAAGTATGCTATTGCCTTACCCGTTTCTTCATTATATATATCACTAGGATGTTTGGAGGCTTTACCAATGTTACCCTCTGTATCTACAGCTAATATATGCTTGTCACCAATGAAGATAAATTGTACACTTAACTCATTTATTACTTTTACATGAAAACCATTGTCACTAGGTATAGTGAAAGACATAGGTAGCATAGTAGCACGTGTTATTGATGCTCCAACTATACTACTGGCATCTATTATCCCTGCCTGAGATTTTACCTTTTCTTTCTTTATATATGGGGCAAAGTACCGTGAAGTTACTGTATATGTTTGTCCAACTTCATCAGGGTATTTAGTATGTTCTAATACTTTTATTTTAATACTCATACCTTCAAGCACTTCTAATACAATAGCTTTTGACATATACTCTGATGTGTAACCATAAAATTTACTAGACTCAGGAGTACCGCAAATAATGTCTCCAACACTAAAAATGTTTATTTTGTCAAAGTACTCAGCATCAACATAGAATATATCCCCTACCCATTTTTGGTATACATGCTCCAACACTTGAACTATTACTGTCTCATAGCCACCACTAAAACTCACACTTTGTACAACAGCTTTTAACATATCACCGTTAGTAACTGCATACTCTCCACCGTTAGATAACTGTCCTTTAACATAATCTCCAACCTTAAACTTGCTCTTTACTTTCTTACTCATTCTACTTTTCCCCCAATATAGATTTAACATTTTTTAGTAACACGTCATATTCTTGTATGTGCTGTTGAGCCACTAACTGTGTTTCCTTATGCCCCTTAATTGAGTTCTCACATTCAACTACAACAGATGTCATTTCTTCTTGAGCCTTGGTAATGTCTTTAATTAAAGTAGAAAATATTGACAGAGCTTGTTCTACCTTTGTTTTGTTCTTACTTACTTGACCACTTAACTTACTTACACTTTTTGCCATTTGTATTCCCCCTGTTTTATATGTTTACATAATTAATGTATTAATCTTTACCTATTTGTGACAATTTATTTTGTCCATTTTCCAACTGTTTTCATTATTCTGTCTCTGTTGTCTTTTTTCCTGTCTATCTCTTGTTGCTGTTTTACTTGTTCATATGTCTCAATGTTAATATCTAAATCCTGTAACATGTCCAACAAATAGTCTGTTATTTTAAACAACTTTCGTATCTCTGTATTTATTATAAAGATTGTAATGAACATTACTACAAATAAAGCTGACGTGATGCTAAACATAATACTACTAAACTCCATAACTAACTTCTCCCTTTTCTACCGTTTTTCTTCCTTCTAACACCTTTGGAACTGTTTATGTATGTATCCTTATGTTTCTGTTCCTTAAACCCTTCCCATTCTTCCTCCGTAGAAATACGTCTAAGTGCTGTAACAAAGTAGGGATTGACAGGTATTAACTTTTTATTAAACAGTTTTATTACCTCTCTAGCTCCTGAATATCTAGCAAAGTGACTGTGGAAGTCATAAGGAAAGTCCTTACGTACAACCACATAGTCTTTACTTTTTAATACTTTGAAACAGTTGTCCTCATATAATGTTTTAGCCATTATAACAACCTTTCAAATTTATTTAATAACCATTTATTCCTGACCTGTACTCTTGTAATTCTAATATGTATGCATGGGAATCAGCGTACCCACAGGATGTAAGTTCAGGACAGAAGCCTCTGTACACACATTCCTTAACCATAACACTTGCCATTACATTATCCACTTTACCTACTTCTACTTTAGCTTTTTCCCAAGCTTCTCTAGTAGGTGTGGATGCTTGAAAACACAGTCTTTTACGTGATACATTTATTAAAGCTTGTGCATTTCCTTCTACTGTATGTATTACAGGTTCATCCTGTCTTTTGGAGTCCCTGTCCTCACCTGTACGGTCTTCTCTTTGAGTACTGACCCAATGGTCTATACCAAATTTATGTCGTGTTATATGTACTGATACCCAATAAGGTAAGTCTGTCCAAGTCCAAATGTACTTTAATCTACGTATTGGGGAATGTTCAGATAGAAGTAAGTTTTTCTTCCATAGTTCTGACGGTTCCTTAGTTGTCTTTGTTTTACCTATGGTGTTTAGACAGGCAATTTTAACACCTATCCAGTCACCCAATTTTGTTACTGTTGATATTAGCAATCTAAAACCTCCTGTGGTGACATTTTTATAATTTTTATTTTTCCTTTAATATATGGCTTACATTGTGACCGTCCTCTTTTTGCTGAGGATAGGGAACTGTACCCCGATATTGCGTTGTTCTTACCTTTTCTTATGTATTCTATAAATACACCTTGCCTGTTAAATCTACCTAATATGTAAATATCTGTTTCCTGTTGTTCCATTATTTACCTCCACTGTTTATTTCATAAATGTTTCTCTTAAGCCTACTAAAATATTACAAACATTAGGGTTACCGTCTTCTACACAAGGAATTGAAACTTTTTCCTTAAGCACACAATCACTACATTTACTAGCCACACAATCAATATCGTTAAATGTGTGTAGAAGCTTGTTTAACTCTTCTCCCAATTCATCCAATGGGTGTGCTTCTTCCTCTACTTCCATATACCATGTACCATCTAAAATTTCATAAGAAGAAATAGTCATACCTTTATCATCCTTTAAGGCATCAAAATTGCTATATACGAACTGTCTACCACCAAATACCTCACACTTAATAACTGTTTTTTCTCTCCACACCAATAATGCTTCATTAAATGTTACTTCTACAAAACTACTCTTATTTCCCATTTTATAACCCCCTGTTTTTAGTATAGATTTCTTTATAGTTAGGTTTCAATATATCATCAGGATTTATAACCCCTACAAATGTAGTATCTACACCCAACTCTTTTAATTCTATTATACGTTCATCAATTAAATCTAGTGTGTCTTGGTATTTACTACGACTGCTACCCACACTATAACCCCCTACTCACGTTAACTCTAAGGTACTCTTTACATGATGCCAATAAGTCAAACTTTTCATTTGATTCTGCTAATAATTTGATTTTAGCTTCTGTAAATTCATAGAACTCTTGTTTAAAACTACACACATTAACATGGACACAGTTACTACATAGTGCCATCATACTCATTTGTCTGTACTTCCTACTCCACCTACTCTTACTGTATCACTTCTACCTGTATCTGACTGTAAGAATTTGTTAAACACTCCTTGTGCAACCCTGTCCCCTTTTTGAATAATAACTAGGTTTGACTGGCTTAAATCTTTTATTACTGGAACATCCCATAACTCACCCTTTATGTCTACTACTTGTACCACTTTTATTAACTCAAAAGTAGGAGCTATGTTTCTGATTGCTATCCTAATATTACCGTCATTATCAGGATTATTATGGAAGTCACTGTCGATAACACTTTGAGTGTTGGCAATCATTAGGTTATTCTTAATACCCATTCCACTACGTATGTAAATCATTAATACTTCGTCTTCTTGCATGTAAGCTTTTACATTTGTTAAGAAAGATACTACTTCCTGTGGATGTATACCAAATGTTTCTGTAGCTACAAAATCTAACCCTGCTGATGTTCTAGTTGCTTGAAGAGGTAATACTGTTCCCTCAGGAGCATCCTTCACTGGTTCAAACCCTCTTACTCTATCCTTACTTAATGCCTTTTCTACCATTGTTGTTGTTTTTATTTCTTTACCTTTTACTACCATTTTTATTCCCCCTGTTTTATATGTTTATATATATGTATGTATATAATGTATTAACTTGTGCTACTTTGTGACAATTTTTAAATCTTCAAACATTATTACCCACACTGGAAAACTACCTCTTTCACCAGTATCACAATAGGAATAACAACCACCATCTCCATCATATCCACAATTCTCAGGTATTTTTACATACCATCTTACTGTTTCTTCTTTTACATCATCCACAGTAGGTTTCCTGTATGCCATATTGTCAAATCTATAATCCCATTCTTCCATACAAATATCCACTACTTCTTGTTTTGTAAACTTTTTTGCATGAGCTACAAATTCAAAATCATTTCCACCTGAGAAATCACAATACTCAAATTTACTTTTACTTTTAATCAACTGTCTTTACCTCAACAGGAACCAACATGTTCTCATTGTAAATTAGTGTATATTTGTAGTTACTAACATCTGCTCCACTCTTATCTTCTAAAACATACATAGACCATTCATTGAGTCCTACTATCTCTTTATAGTATTTACCGTCTGCATCTTCTACCATAACTTCCAACTGATTGTCTTCTGCATCAAATTCGATAGACATTTTACCAGTCATTTGAAACTGAATAACATCACTACGAGAATTAATAACTGTGAGCTGTCTTACAACATTGAAACTGTCTGCCTCTTTTGATAAGTTGTATGATGCTTTTTCTGACTCCCTACATCCTGAAACCCCTAATAACAAAATACCGATTAATACTACTAAAATACTTTTCTTTAACATATGTATTTCTTCCTCCTTTTATTATGTATCTGTTGTTCCTTTAACTTGTACTTAGTATATACCATGATTAACCAATTGTCAATACCTAAATTAAAAAAAAGAAAAAGCTTTTACACTTTTTCTTCCAATTCTTTTATCTCTTCCCCTGTTTTCACATCTATTACCCTTTGATTGGAACTACCTTTAAATAATAATGTAGGGTCAGCCAACTCTATTTCAAACTTTCCATCCACAACTACATCCAAGTACTTCATTATAGGTAACTCTTTAACTTCATCCCAGTTATATCCTGTCCATAACCATATGTTTTTATTGGGATGGTAAAACTTTATAATTCTACATATCTCTGTAACATCTTCCACATTGTAAGGAGCCAACGGTTCTCCACCTAATATAGACAGGTTTTTACTTATGTCTCTGTCCAACAATTCAATAAGGTTACTTAACGTCCAAGTGGAGAATGTAATCCCTGTATCTTTATCCCATAAATCCTCATTGTGACAGCCTACACATTCATGAGGACAGCCACTAACCCATAAGGACACTCTCACACCTTCCCCGTTGTTTAAATCCATGTCTAATACGGATGCATACCTCATAGTTCTTTTCCCTCCATGTCAACTACTATACCAAAGTGGTCTACTCTGTCTTCTACTTCCTGAAACTTACCCTTATTATAACGGGTATCTCCATCTAATTTACGATAAGACAAATACCCACAAACCCTGTCAATCATTGTAATGTTGGAGGAACCACAGTTAGGACAAATGTAATCCTCGAACTCTCCTTCTTCATCACAGTCATTACACATATCTAACTCAATGTTAACTCCAAAGTATTTACCTTTAGTCATAGCATAATCTACAACTTCTTTAACACCTTGAAAGTTAAACTTGTTAGGGAACTCATTAAATGTTATACGTCCACCTTTACTTAAATGGAATAATGGGTCTTCTATATCCTGTTTTTGTATGGCATTTACAGGAGCCTGTACATCCACATGGAAGGAGTTCATGTAATAAGGTTTATCTGTAACCCCTTTAATTTCTCCATACTTCTCATAATCCTTGTCTCTAAATGTATAACATAGGGATTCAGCAGGGGTGGCATATACTGCAAATAGTAATCCCATTTCTTCCTTAGCTTTATCTAGTTGTTTGTTCAAATGTTCCAATACTTTAATGGCAAAACTATTATCCTCATGTGTAGCTTTACCTGTCATTAAATATGATGCCTCTGTTAAGCCTATATAACCTATTCCCCAAGTAAATGTACGTATGGCTCTTTCTATCGTCTCATTTGGGTCTAGTTTAATGTGGCAACCACCCTCACAGAAAAACAGTGGATTGGAGGATGCCTTTATCTTACTTAATTGTTGATATGTAATGTCATGTACTGTTAAAGCCAAGTTTAAATTCTTATCAAATAGTTGGAAAAACTTAGTTACATCCCCTTTAGCCTCTATGGCACATCTTACAGTATTGATAGTAATGGCACCACAGTTCGCTCTACCTGTATATACTATTGGGTCAGTGGGTGAGGAAGGGTGCTGTCCACCGTCTTTATACCAAGGTGAAAGAAATGCCCTACATCCCATTGGTGAAATAGCTACTTCATGTTTATCAAATATCTCACCCAAGTAACCTTCATTAAGAGATAAGTAATCAGGGTACATACGGGTTAAGGAACAGTCTAGTGCCTGTAAATATATGTCATAGTTCGGGTCACCTTGTTCTCCATTTATCCCGTTTCTATGTAAGAAAACTAATTTAGGAAATACAGGTGTTAAGTGATTGGCACCAATACCATTCTTTCTGTTTTCCAATAATACTTTTGAAACTAGTCTACCTGATATAGATGTATCCAACCCAAAAGATAATGTAATAAATGCTGTTTGACCATTACTATTATTAATTGTGTTTAATCTAGTCTCTGTGGCTTGAAACCCTTGTTCTAATGCTCTCTCTACATATTTAAGAGCTAAGTTACGTGCTGTACCCCCGTCAATACTAGGAATGTTTTTACGGTAGTATGCGAATGAGTTCTTAATTGCCTTGTTTACATATGGAGCCAATACAGTATCAATCTCAGGAACAGTAAAACCGCCATACTGTTGAGAAGAAGCCTGTAATATAACATCACTTAACACACGCAATGCACTTTCTGCTGATGTAGGTTCTGTATACTTTACACCATTTAGATTAAAACCACCATTTAATACTGCTCCCATATCAAACAAACAACAATTAATACTCCCAAACAATCTATCACTTGTATCGTGTATGTAGATGTCTCCATCTTTATGAGCCTGTGCAATAACGGAAGGTAACTCATAATCCAAGTAAATCTGTTTAGATAATGAACCTGACACCAATTCCTTTTTAGTACTATTTAGTTGACTGTCTTTATTGGCATTATCTTTATTTCCCGTAAATACAATTGATTTACTTTCTACCAATATATTCTCAAATGTCTTGTTGTATTTCTTTTTGTATTCCCTGTAAGAAGAGTAGGAGTCTGCTATTTTATGGTTAACTTTTTGTAAACTTTCTATTACTATTTCATGTAAAGACTCCACAGTTACATTTGTACAGTACTCCACTTTTTCTACAACAAAGACTTCAATGTCTCTAATGTTTTTTATTGTAAAATCTTCTCCTACTCTATCAGCAGATTTTTGGACTGCATCAATTATTTTGTTAAAGTCAAAGTCTTCCAGTCTACCATCCTTCTTTACTACTTTTACATCTATTACCAAATCTATTCCCCCTGTTTAGTGTGTTTATCTTTATGTCTAGTAAAAGGGAGATAAAACAACTATCCCCCAATATGTATACAGTATTTATTTAACATAACTTGTTTTGGAATTGTAAGCAACCTTTTATGTTACGCACAATATTAGCTTCTATTCCTGTTAATAAGGCAACCTGTCTATAAGGTATTCTTCTCTGTAACAACCATGTAACAACTGTAAGCTCGTCCTGAGTTACTGTTTTGTTTAATATACCTGTAACTCTACTGTAAGAGTTTCCTGTTAGCACATCTTTAACATTTATGTATGGATATTTATACCTGTTGGAAATCTGCATGGCACTCATACCTACTGAACTTAGTAAATTAATCCATTCAGCATCAAATTCGCTTAATACTTTTTTACCTCTTGCCAAATTACTGTATCACTCCTTCTTTTTATAAATCCAAATAAGCACCTAGTCTACATAGATATGTACTTGAACCATTAACATTTACTTCTTTACCTAATGCACACTCATCACAACCAATACCATAACAACATACATCGTTAATTCTGTTTAGTAATGTGTTAAGTTCTTTAAATAATCCAGTAGGAGTGTTGTCTCTAGGAGTTATTATATCACTTATTGTAAACTCCTGTGAGAATGTATCTTCATCATATACAAAGAACTGTCCGCACTGTACAACAACATACTCACCCAAATCTACGTATAATATATCTCCTTCTTCATCCTCAAAACTGAATCTACTCACACTTGCAACTGTCGCCTCTACTCCAATTTCCACTAAGTCTTTAAACAGTTCATCAGTAAACCCTGAAAATTTTACAGCCTGAGCCGATTTAGCTTCTACACATTTAATAATTGACATTATTATTCCCCCTGTTTTTTAAATAAATTCTGTACACTCTTTCTCCAACTGTTCTTACCCAAGGGTCGTCCATAGGTAAGTCATAACCTGAGCTACCGTCCCACTCCTTAAAGTAATGAAACCAGTAAGCCTGTTTTGCTACTGTTGGGTGTTCCTCAATTAATGTAGCTAACTCTTTACTTACTTCATCATATTTAAAGTCTGTCCAAATGTTGTCGTTTTTCTCGTAATAAATGTAGCTATGTACTAATATCTGTCGTTCTTTCCTGTTGATTAATTCTAGTATTACTTTTTCATTAATCATCAAAGAATCCAACTATCATACAAATACAGTAAATTAATACAATAATCACTCCTATTGCTTGTATTACCCAACTATCCACATGTACACCTCTTCTTCAATCATTTAAACCACTCTTTACAAATGTAGTAACTTACTAATGTCAGTAGTACGATTGTTAATGTATCCACTTTACACAACTCCTTGTCCTTTAACTTGTACTAATTATATACTATTACTAACCATTAACATACTCCATAAAACAAATATTACAATTAAAAATAAAAACATATGTATTTTTCTCCTTGTTTTTTAACTTGTCCTTAGTATATAGTATAATTAACCAATTGTCAAGGATTATTTTAACAAAAGGAACAGTTTTTACACTGTCCCAGTTTTTTATTTAAACCAACCATTTAAAATCATACAAGTAATGCCGACACCAATTGCATCAGAACAATCATCAGTATAAAAAGACATATCCTTTTGTAAAGGTACTAAATGTTCTCTTACACCTTCTGCAACTTCATCCTTAGTGGCTTTACCATATCCTGCCAGTATCCTTTTAATTGTTGTAGGTGGTATCTCTTCTATATTCTCTACATTTAATTCCCTATAAACCATTAAGTCACAGATACCCACTACTCTAAAAATTACTTGAGTGGAGTTATATCTAGTAAAACCCTTTTCTCTAACTACATAATCAATGTCAGGGTAGTCTTTTACTATCTGTACGATATCCTTAGCAATAGCATCCAGTCTTACCGCATGGGACAGTTTAGACCTGCCATTCTTTTTATTGTCTGTATATCTTACTTCCTTAACTAATGCCTTTCCCTTAACAATGTCGATTATGGCATATGCAGGGAAATTCATTGATAAGTCCATTGCCAGTATTCTGTCAGGTGTACTATTTGGCAACTGTATTCCCACTAAATATATTTTTAAGTGATGCTATTATAAAGTTAAATATTAACACAATACAAACACATATCCAAAAACTAATTTTAATCCCCATGAATCCTAATACTGTCATTAATGCAAATGGTATTACAACAAAACTCATTACTGCAACAAATATAATAATTAATACACCTAAAATTACTGCTAAAACTTCCATTAGTTTAACTCTCCTTCTGTATCTTCTTTTTTACATTCATCTATATACTGACAGAACATACATTTATCTAACTCTCTGTCAGGTACTTCTCCCAATCTAATACATTTAGCTATGTAAGCAAATCTGTCTAGTAGTTCTGTTTTGGCTTCGTCATTTACTTTGTAATAAAATGTTCTAAAGTCAATTTTTGCTTCTTGTCCTTTGTGCCAGTGGTCTTTTACTACACTTTCATACATTAAAATAAACTCGTCCATACCAAATATTAAAGAATAGGCTACACATTGTTCCTTATGGTATGGTGCTGAATCTTTCATTTTGTAATAACCAACTTGTCCTAATGTGTTAGACTTTGTTTTGAACTCAAAACCAATTGTAGAACCGTCCTTGTATGTTAGAATACCGTCCATCATTCCTAATACTGCAAACTTTTCACCATTATGTTCCACTATTACAAATGATTTAATGTTGTCTTCCCAAGCAGGTAATCCGTTTTCCAGTATGTTTACTTTAAATGCGGGGTCTTTCATTGTGTTTCCCATGTAAAGTAAGTCTTTTTGTATTACTTCATGTACTGCTGTGGAATTACGTGTCCACCGTCTCTGATAGGGGTACCTTACTTCATGTGGTAGTATTGCATCATTGTCTTTATAAAACAGTTCCCTAGCACACTTAGAAGCTCCTGACGGTGAGAATGTAGGTAACTCAGGTCTGACCATTTTTACATCAATATGATTATACTCTACGTTCTTTTGGTTTAACAGTATCAACTCTAGTTCCTTAACTGGTTCTAATTCATTCTCATGAAAGAGGTTAAACTGGTTAAATAGTGCTTGCTCTAACTCACTACTTCTTCCTAAATCTCCAAACTCTTGTGTCAAATCTACCTTTTGTGTCATGCTTTTTTTCTCTAGCATTTAAACCTCCTATTACTATATACCTCACTTATAATGTATTACTTTTTGGGTATTTGTGACATTTATTACAAATAAAAAAAGAACAACCTGTTATGGCTGTCCTAGTTTAATACTATTAAAACGGTAAGTCTTCTTCACTCTCAGGTTCTGCATCCTGTGTAGTAGTTGGTGGTGTTGGTACTTCTGTATTATTGTTCTCTTTAGGTACTGGATTACCATTAGCATCCATTACTGTTCTAACAAACTCAGGGTAATATGTAGTCACAGGGAACCCTGCTTCATCTAGTATATCCTTCATTAGTTGGTCAGATTTAGGTGCCAGTACATCTTCGTAAAATGTAGGTGGTATCTCCATGTCGTCAAATGCGTGAAAGTCGTCTACATCTTTACCTTTTAACTTTAAGATTGGGTTAAGTTTATAGGATGTTTCCGTCTTATTCCCTGTTCTTTTAAAGTTAAAGGCTACTTCTCCAATGTCTTCTTTATACTCATTAATTTGAGTTAGTAAGTCTTTTGCCTGTGATTTAGAACAGTCCCAAACTTTTAGCTTACCTGTTGCCAAATCACCGAATACAAAAAGATATCTCTTCTTAGTGTACAGTTTGTCAAAACCGTCTACTCCTGATTTAGATGCTGTACATAATGGACAATCTCTATCCAGTGGAGCTACACAAGGTTGAGTGTATACTTTTAGATTAAAGTCACCATGAGCTTTATACTCTGCATAATCAGTCAAACCTAATACTCTTACTTTTGCACTTTCACCATCTTTAAATCTGTAATACACTTCTTTTAAATCAATGTCACTACCTAAGTTAATACTTTCGCCTTGTCCTGAAATTAATCCTGCCATGTTTTGTTTCCTCCTATTTTTTAGTTTGCTGTGTTACCGTAGCTTTTTACTGTTATTTACTACTATATAGAAACACCTTGTCTTAGTAGGTGGGTCTTTAATGCATCCTTAACTCTTTGTACTTTCTTTCTCTCTCTATCTCCATATGTACCACCAAAGTAATTCTTAAAGGCTTCTGTTCTATCCCGTATGTTTCCAGTGGTTATAAAAATGTTAATCAACTCTCCATCTTTATGCTTGTCAATAAAATGTGCAATTGCACTATGTAGTAAGAAGTCGTTCGAGTCCACACATTCAATGTCTGTATAATCCAGTACATCATCCAAGCTTACTGTGGAGGACTCTTTGTCATGCCTTTTATCTGCCAGTAATAAGGTAGTAAGTGCTGACATCCTGTAAGAAGAAAATACAATTAACCGTGAATAAATGTTTCCTTTTGAAGAATCATAATCTTTTAAACTCTCCCATAAAGATTGTCCAACTGTAGATAAATAGTCGTCTTTATCCAAATGAAATGTAGTTAATTTATTACGTATAAAATAGTTATTCACTATGTCGTTAAAATGTGGTAACAGTGTTGTGTATAAGTCATTAAAAGCCTGTGTATCTCCATCTTTGGCTTTCATGGCTAAGTCGTTTATTACACCATTGTTTCTAATGTACATGTAATCCCCCGTCTCAATTATAATGTATGTGTCTGCAATACTTTGTGACATTTATTTTAAAAAACTTATAGTAGGTTTTATTAACCTTTTTTTAATGTCTAACATTTGTTGTGAACTCAAATCATTAATGTCATTTACTCCTACTGGAAACTTGTGCCTGTACACTCCTAAATGTGGAGTAAACTCTTTTATTAATGAGTTAGCAAAGTTATTACCCACTCCATCATTGTCTGTACAAATAACTATGTATGTTGCACCCACACCTAATATAATGTCTTTCTGTATATCAGTGAGGTTAGAACCACCTACAGCTACCCCACAGTAACCATACGTCCAAAGGTATAAAGCATCTGTCTCACTCTCACATAAATAAATAACTGTGGCTTTCTCTAGTTTACTTAAGTAGGCTCCAAATACTAACTTAGAAATAGGAGTACCACCCTTCTCATAAAAGAATCTCTTAGTATCTGTTCTCCTGTATTTAACATTACATATATTCCCTTTTAAATCTGACCAAGGTAAGGCTACTGCCAAACTGTTTACTAAGTATCCTATTCCAAATAAATCCTGTACATCTTTGGAAATACCTCTACCTAATAAGTAATCATAATTGTTAGGGTATAAATGTTTTAAAGTTTCCTTAGTAAAATATGTAGGTGTTACATTTTCTCCATCTAAATTTATACTTAATTCTAGTGCTGATGTATCAGACAGTATGAGACTGTATTTCTGTAGTAAGTAATCTTCCACTGTCTCATATGTTTCACCTCTTAAGATTGCTAACAATTTTGTCAAATTACCTTTTATTAAGTAATCATCTGTACTACCTGAATCTTTCCAAGTACCGTCCTCTAAATTAATGGCAAATGAGGGGTGTAAGTCTACTCTAAAAGGGGAACAGGCTTGAAACTTGTTTGTTTTTATTTCCCCTCTTACCCAGTCAAAACTTTCTATTTCCTCTAATATGTCTACATCTAATTCCTGTCCCTTTACCCTTACTCCCATTGTATCTCTCCCCTAGAAGTAATCTACTGGACTTACCTCTCTAATAATACCTAAATTAAAATCACAATGTAACTCTATTTGTTGGTCTACAAATGGGGTACGTGCCTTAGCTAACTTTAATGCTCCGATACCGTCCCTTTGGTCAAATGTTAATACTGTACAAGCATCCTGTATTACTGCCACTGTCTCACTATATTGGTGTATCTCAGGTGGCTTAACTATTCTAGTACCTGCTTCATCTGTCTCTTTGTTTTCCTTTTCTGCTGATGTAGGAGTGTGATGTACAACTAATACTGATATACCGTATTTACCAAACAACTGTCGTATTTCCCTAGAAGTAGAAGACATCTTGTCCCTCTTAGAAGACCCTGAGGAACCCGTATGAGACATTAAATTAAAACCATCTATAATGACTAGCTTAATGTCACTGTTAGCCTGTATGTCCGCTTCAATGACCTCTAATGACAATCCATTACTTAAATCATCCATTGTTTTTATTATGTATGGAACTTCATTACTTTCATCAAAAGTATCCAAGTAAGTCAAATACTTTTCCTCATGCTTTAAATTACCTGTCTTTAGCTCCATGTTGTCAAAGTGTCCATTTAAAGTATCCAGTCTGTCCATCTGTTGAGACTTACTTAACTCAGGTGAATAATGTAGTACACCAAATCCTTTTCTCCAAGCCATTACACCAAAATCCCCTGCTATCCAACTCTTACCTCTGTTGGTGTAGGCATTAAGTAAAGTGTAATCCCCTAACTCCATTCCCCCACCTAACCAAGTGTTAAGGGATGGATAAGGTGTCTGTATGAAGGAACCACTCTTTTTCTCTTTACGTTCCAAGTATTCTGCTTTACGGTCTTTACCATTTACCGCAAAGTTAGTTCCAGTGGTGGAATTTACATGGGACAATCTATTTAATCTAGTCGCCTCCTGTAATAACCAGTCTGAAAAAGCTACACCACTTAAAGTAGAGAACTTATTCCCTGCTTCATTCTGTAACAACTCATAGGCTACCCGTTTGGATGTGGCATCTTTAATGGAATTAATTAGGTACTCAAATTTATCAGGAACTTCCCCTACATACTCAAAAGAATCACAATCACTAACAACTGTCTCCATTGGAGGAACTTCCCCGTACTCTTTGTAATATTCTTTAATATAGTTATATGTATCTCCTTGAGTATAAAAATCATCTGCAACTACATTACCTTTAAATAAAGGTAATATTTCTTTACATATTAATACCTTACTTAATAGTTTGTTTTCTAACATTAGAATAAACCCCCCTGACGAAAATCCTTACCTTTTAAAACTACCTGATTACCGCACATACCTTGTATACGTGAAGCAATTCTGTCTCCTACAAACTCAGGTAATTCATCATAGGTTACGTTGGATGTAAACAGGGTAGTTGTTTCCTCAGTGGCTCTGTAGTCCACTATCTCGTACAACTCATTCATAAAACCCTCAGGAAGACCTCTTAATGCAATATCATCCACAACTAATAAATCTACTTCCTTCATTTTTTCCTTAAGGGAATAGTAATGTGTGGCACTATCATTTTGAGCTTGTGGTGTTCCTCTAAACTGTGAGTTATAAATGTTCTGTAATTCTGACAGTTTCAAAAACAATACAGGATTTACTTCTATTCTCTTTTCCCCTTTTAGGTGCTGTATACATCTTGCCAATAAATACTCATTAAGAATTGTGACTGAGCATGTTGTCTTACCTGTTCCAGTACCCCCAGTAAAGTAGATACCCCTGTTACTGCTTTGGACTCTGTCCAATATGTTAGAACAATAATTCTGTACTGCTATGTATACCCGTGGATTCTCTGCATCAATTGGTAGGTTATGTATAAAATAGTTTGAATACATTTTAGGTACATTACGACTACCCCAAAAACCACCACTTCCTGTTACACCATGTAAGAACACATATGAGTAGCAAGCATTATTACATTCTTCCCCATCGTATCTCTTACATGTTTTGTTGAATTTACAGTCCTTTACTTCAACACCAATATTCAATTGTATGTCCGTCCCCCTTTGGTAACTGTTGTCCTCTACATGGAATACTATACCATAGTTAATATTACCAAGTCAAGGTTTATTTACTAATTTACAAATCTAAACTGTCTTCATCGTTTTCTATATTATCCCATTTGTTTGTATTTTTAGTTTTGTTGTTATGTATTTCCAATGCCTTAACAGCAATCCAACTACACATTGCCCCAATTGTTGGAACAGGGTAGGAAGGTGTACTCCATCTTTTTTTATAGTCTAAAACTGTTATAGAAATTATAGCTCTTACTTGTTCTTCATCATATGTATTTAACAACCGTCTTATGTTAGCTCCGTCTTTGGCACCACTGACTTTATATTTGTAACCAAACTCTTCTAAAAATGTTGTACAGAATAAATCTATTGCCATCTTTCCAGTGAATACTTTTTCCTTTTCTTTTTCTTCTACACCCTCTACAGTTACAGGTGTAATATCTTCAACAAAAGAGTAGATAGAAAACCTCTTTAACCCTGTACCCTCAAACCTACGATAAATAACAGGTGAACCATTAACCTCTACATCCAGTAACTCTTTAACATTCTTGTTTACTGTAGTTAGTGACATTCCAGTAATTTCTTGTAGTGTACGCATAGACGGGTAAGAGTTTCCATTACTGTCCATATTAGCCACAATTGCCAATAACAATTTTAACTGTGTAGGTGATATTGTTTTAAGTAAGTCGCCTTTTAAGTATTCTACATCCACTACCACTTTATTATTACTGCCATCAAATTCAAAACCGTTGTACATATCATAATCACTCCCTCATTCACAATGTATTATTTTTTAGTCATTTGTGACACCGTGTACCAGTTTTTGTTTTTGTAAGTATTTAATACTGTATTACTGTATTTAAAAAGATATTGAGTATAGTATATATATAGATTAGTACCAGTTTCTGGTACACGGTAGCCTGTAAGCACTGGTACGTCTACATTCCTCGTGTACCAGTTTCTGTAACAACTTGTACCAGTTTTTGGTACAGGCATAACTATATATTATGTGTACATAATTGTCAAGTGTTGGGTAAAAATAAGTTAAAATTAGGGTTAAAAAAAAGACACCAGTAATAAAACCAGTGTCTACTTAAAGGAGGATGTGAACTAAAAATGTATGTATTAAGGTTTTGTGTAAAGTAAGTAAGTTAGTAAATTGTTATAGAAGTAATATTACCTTCTTACATATAATGTATTAATAAATGTTAGTTTGTGACAATTAATTTTAAAAATAACATAAAATAACTGTTGACAATAATTTCTACCTGTGGTACAATGTATTTATAGTAAAAGAAATAAAAAATAAAAGTAAGGAGCGGATGTTAAGTGAAAAAAATTGATATTGTTTTAATAGCTCTAGTTGTAACCTTTGTAGCTATAATGGTAGTTGGATGTTTACAGTGGTATGCATAATAATTACTTTTACGTACATACTAAAAAAGATTTAAAGAATTAAAAAATAAATGTCACAAAGACACTTCCAGTAATACATTATAGATAGAGAGGGAAACAGGGAGATGTATTATTTCCTAATGGAGTACCTCTAAACCACTGAGTGTTGGATATAAGTTTAACAGGTTGATGCCAACACCGCTGAAACTTAGTATGAGTACCTGTGTATAATTGCTAGTAATAGGAAGTTAGGTGTTATACTATTACACCTTTTAATAAACTGTATGTGTAGTTTAAATAAAACTGCTCCTATAAGTTCATATTGTGGAACAATAACTTCCACCACATACAGTTTATTATATTATGGAAGGTTGGCAGAGGTTGGCTTATTGCACTAGTCTTGAAAACTAATGGTGGAGTTAAACACTGTACCCGTGGGTTCAAATCCCACACCTTCTTCCAATTTAAAACAAATAACATGCAGAGGTAGACAAAATTAAAGTCTAAAACCCAATATAGGCAATAGGTGACCCTTCCTTGCCAGTTACAGGTATTCAATCCTGTTCTCTGCTCCATTCTAGTATAGATTAAGTTAGGTAAATCGCAAGGTAATGTATATACCCTTGTATACAGGTTCAAATCCTGTTACTAGAGCCTATTAAATAATTACATATGTTGAGGGTAGCTTAATGGTAAAGCATTTTGTACGTACAATTTTAACTGGATTATGTATGGGGGTTCGATTCCCCTCCCTTTACACAATTTTTAAGTACAGTTGACTACTGTATTGCTAATGAGATTAATAAAGTACAACAGTTCCTTTAGGGTGATTTCCTATAAAAACTATATACGTACAATAAAGTGCTGTGAGTTAACCACCCTTTATTGTACCATTACTAAACAGCATACTTAAATGGAGCTGTCGAGGTAGTGCCTGTGAAGTAAGGGTTAAACACAGGGACAATTTAATGTGTGGCGAGATAGTATAATGGTATTGCTGTCGTTTATCTTACGGAAGATGTGGTTCGACTCCACTCTTGCCCTCATTTTGCATCCTTAATTTAACGGTAGAATAACTGTTTTGTAATCAGTTTATATGGGTTCGATTCCTGTAGGATGCTCCAATTATTAACACCGAATAGCCAAATGGTTAAGGCAATCCTTTTTATGGGATAGTACAGGTTCAATTCCTGTTTTGGTGAAAATTAGGTACAATAAGTTACTGTTCTAGGCGGTAGCTTGTACCAATATACTGTTGAATCCTATCAGTTTAAACTTTAGGGTGTGGAAAAATTATTGTTATGCTAGTCCACTTAATCACTACTGGATAACAAAAATAAAAATAAGAAAAATAGTATACTTCATTATCTAAAAAAACCACTGTAGACATTTTAACTCTACAGTGGTTTTTATTTGTGGTTATATTTATTTAACTGTATTACTGGTCTTACCAAAGTAATAACTAATGACAGTTATGATAAGTGTTTGCACTGCCCCTGCCTCCAACACTCCATTAAATGATAATACTGCAAATAATACAAATGTTCCTAAAGCAATTAACTTCCTAACTTCAATTAAGTTTGCAAGCTTCTCCTTCAACTGTAACACCCTCCATTTCCATAATTTTTAATTTAAGTGTACATATCTCTACGATTAGTTCTTGATTCTTTATTGTCAAATTATGTACTTCTTCTTTAAGAGCTGTTAATTCACCCTTATATGATTCCAGTAAATACTGTATTTGCTTGTCTACATATTCTGCTTGATTAGATGTCAACTCTGTATTGTTCTTGTTAACCGTAGCTCTATATGTAAGAATCCCAGTAGCAACAGACCCAAGTAATGTTACTATTGCAGGAGTTAAAAAGTTTTCTACTGTCAATGTTACCACACCCCCTTACTGACTGGTTTTGTTTTAATTGTAACATTCTTCCAGTCAGTTAACAGTATAAGTATTACAACTTTTTACAACACTGTATTTACTATATTTTACCTTTATTTAATCTACGTTGTAACTCTTTTACCATTAAAGAAGGAGAAGAAATTTTACCATCTACAGGAGTACCTAAATACCTTTGTAAAGCACTGATTGTTTTTACTCCTAGAATACCATCTACTTTAGCTCCTACTTTTTTCTGAATAGCTTTTACTAATAGGGAAGGTTTAGAGATTATACCATCTATAGGAGTTCCAAAGTATTTCTGTAGTGCTTTAATAGTTTGTACACCCATATAACCATCTACTATTAGTACACTAGAACTATTACTTTTAGTAGGTGCAACACTAGGCTGAATAGATACTGTTGGAGAAGGTGTAGAAGTACCGTCTTTTTTAACTAATCCAAAGTAGGATGCAATTTGGTTTACATTAGATGTAGCACACTTTCTTCTAAATTCATCATTCTTAAGTAATTCAGCTTCTACTCTATTTGTCATAAAAGCATGTTCAATTAAGATTGCTGTCATATGTGTTTCTCTTACTTCATGTAGATTGCCCTTTTTAACACCCCTATTGGTCAATCCTGTTGTGTTAACTAACCCTGCCTGTACTTTGGTAGCTAAATCTATAGAAGACTGTGATGCAGACGTATATACCCATGTCTCTACTCCGTGTGCTTCATTCCAAGTAGTTCCATATGCATTAGCATGTATACTTACCCATAAATCAGCACCCCAATTATTGGCTACATTTGTTCTAGTAATTAAAGGTATATCTGTTTTACCTGTTGGGTCATGTGTAAACTTTACTTCTACATCCTTATATGTAAGCAATAACTCTCTCATGTATAAGGCTACTACAGAATTAAATTCAAACTCCTTCATACCATCAACTGTTTCTTTTCCGTTTGTATACATTCCATGTCCTGCATTTACTACTAATTTCATATTATATTATCTCCCTTTTATTTAAGAGTGGGACAATATATAATCCCACCCTTTTATTTTATAATCCTAGTCTACTTTCTAGTTCCTTTATACGTAATTCCTGCTTATTAACTATGTCTGTAAGTTGCTGAATACCAACAGTTAATATGGAAATCATAGCACCTAAGTCTCTACCCTCTTCCTCTTCTGATTGCTCTAATACAACATACATTTCCTCTTCTTTTGTAAGAGGTACTAAAATAGTTTCAGGAAAATCTTTTAAATATAGTGTTTTGTCTACTTCTATTGTTTTTTGTGCAAAGTCAGGTAAAGTGGTGTGGTCTATCCCACCGTTCCCATCATCGCTAATATTAGCAATTTCTGATAGTGCATCACCAATGTATGCAGGTGTTCTATCTGTGAAAGAACCTGCACTACAGTTGGCACCTACATATAAGTGGTTACTTATGCCTACCATAAAATTATCCAATTCTAAATTACCTGAGGACGTTCCAACATAAATTCTTGCTTGATAATCCTGTCCCGCTGTATTTGATAAGTCAATAAAAGGAGTACCACCGTTTGTACTTCGTATCTCTACTCCCACAGCACCTGTTGATACTATGTCAAGAGATGCACCTTTTATTTTATGTGTAGACTCTATATCATTGTATACAGTAACCTTTGACCAAATCTCAGCTAACGTGCTGTCCATTCGTACATAAGAAGTACCGCCCATTCCGTCATTATTTGGTGAATCCCCAATATATAACTTTTTCTTTACAGTAAGCCACATTCCATTATCATTCGCCCACATATTACCTTCAACTACAAAGGGGTCTAAAGCGTGGAATAATACAGAGTTACTATTAATCATAGCTAAGTCTTGTGCACAACTAATCATAGCGTGTTGACTACCCTCTGTTTTGGTGTCGTCCAATATCATATATGAGCTGTGTCCTGTTGCTGTTTTGTAGCTTAAAAACATTGGGTTACCTGTATCACCATAAAAACTTACACCACCCCTATTAAAGTTGTTTGGGTTAGTAACAGAACAAACTCCACCTACTAAATCTCCTACTCTTTGCCAGTCATATACAATTAGTCCATTACTTTTTAACTCAAGAGATTTTACACCATTTGAGTCGTACTGTGTAAAAGTACCTGTTAAGTTTGCATTAGAGGCGGTCAAGGCTCCTGTATGACTTACCTTAAACTTAGCATCAGTAGTTGAGTCACCATATACACCGTTTGTTTCCCCTGCCCAAAATGCAAATTTGGATACATCAGAAGTCATACCTACTGATGCACCTCTAAACATCCCTGCTGTAATTGTTCCCAAGTTTCCTACAATATCACTTAATACTGTAACAGCACCAACCAAATTTATCTTACTGGCTATTATATCGGCTGTTGTAGCTGTTTGGTTTATAATGGAAACAATGTTATTACCGTTAAAATCTGTAGTACTAACTTTAGATGTAATGGCTGTTGCTTGTTGGGTTATAGTTGTTTCTGCTGATGAAACCCGAGTAGTAAGAGCAGGGATATCTTCAAAAGTTTTTATCTCTGAGTCTGTTGCTTCTCTAATAGCCAACCTATCAAATACAATGTCTTTTACACCTGCCCCAATAGCACTATAATTTGCCATTAAATAACCTGCCATACCTGTCCAACCAGTTAATGTATCAGTTGGTCTTTTTATTATTAATCTAATGGTATGCCATTTACCTAAAGTAGGTGATGGAACATAATCCACTAATTTAATAGTATTTCTATATGGATTCATCCCTGTCCAATCTAAAAGTACCCCTGACCCCGCAATAACTCCACTAACCAACATGAAATCTAACTCTAAGTAAAGGTATTTTGAATTGGATACATTGGAGATAAAAGCAGAACTACCCATAGCTAACCCGTGTTGAGTAGCAGAGTTAGTAACAATCCCTCTACAAGCATTACCTCCACTCCTAGTTAAAACAGTTTCTTTTGTTAGACCAGTAGAATAAATACTAAATCCAACAGGATAGGTTCCAGTCCATTTAGAAAAAGTTGAGTTAGAAGTAATCAATCCTTGTATCAAAGCAATATCGGCTGTTCCTTGTGCTGTTGCTACATTTGTATTAGTTGTTGTTAAAGCTGATGTTGTTGCTTTTGCACTTAAGTCTGATATGTATGAAGATGATGTACGTACAGTGTCAACTATAGCAGTAGGTGTAATTTTTGATTCTGCTGTATCTATTCTTACTAATGCACCATCTAATTGTGTTTGTATATCCTCAGGAGCTTCTGTCCAGTCTGTAGCTTTTGTACCTTTTTCCAACTTAGGTTTAGATATCCAAATAGTTCCTAAACTGTTTACATTGTTTCTCCATGCATATATTAATAAAGTTTTACCTGTTGGAATTAAATATGTGTGAGTAATTTTCTTCCATACTCCTGAAACCAAATCACCATAAGATTGAGTAGGATAAACAGTTGTCCCATCACCTGACACAATAAAGAATGACTGCATATTAGCCATGTTTGCTATGTTAATATCTGACTTAATCCAGTATGAGACAGTGTATGTTTCCCCCGCTTTTATAGAAATCTGATTGGAGTAAATGTCTCTACTACCTGATGTCAACACTGGATTTTTTAAACTGTTGATACCTTCAAATAAAACTGTTGTATCTCTAGTACCACTTCCCCAACCTGTATCATCCTTTCTCCAAGCACTGTTTAAGAATAGGTTACGCGCTCCAAGTTCCAAAGAGTCTGTATAAGCTTTTACATCTTCGGGTGCTTGACTCCAATCTGTAGCTATATTACCCTTCTCAAACTTCCATTGGGAAAGAGGACTTCCATTAACCTCATCACCTGAAAAACGAATAAAATATGTATTTGCAGGAGTATTTATTACTTTTTGATTACCTTGTCCTGAACCATATAACGTACCACTTACAAGTGCTTTGTTTGTATCATAAAAATATACCCTTAGCTGATACAATAATATACTTGACAACATATAAGCAGTAAGAGGTGTTACTGGAATAAAATCAGTAGTAGAATGATTGGGTGCATCCCCTAGAAGTCCTGTTCCATCCACAATGTATTTTCCTTTTAATAAAGTAGTTGTAACTATATAGTTTCTAGCACCGACTACAACATTATCATACAGAGGACTCCAAGTGTAGTCTGTGGTTACCAACGATTCTGTAGCACTTGTTTTATTTGTAGCTATACCTAAATACCGTTTATTAGTAGGTGAATCACTCATACCAGTTCCTGTGATTGTGTCAGCGTACTTAATCCAAGTATAATATGTAACTCCGTCAGTACCTGTAGTACCAGTAGCACCATCAGTACCTTTAATTAAACTCCAAGTGTAATCTCCGTACACTAAACTTTCTGTAGGAGTTGTTTTATTATAGGCAAAACCAATGTACGTCTTTCCGTCAGGGGTATCACTCATACCAGTTGTAGGAGTAGTAGCATATTTAACCCAAGTGTAAAGTGAATTACCATCCTCTCCTGCCTCACCTTGTATACCCTGTGAACCTGTTGCACCTACTTTAGCCTTACTCCAACTTATGTACACGTTATATGTATTACTCTCAACTGTTACTGGTATTAATACTGTTCCAGTGTCTGTAGGTAAAGTATTAGATGATGAAATACTTACTGTTACTGAACCTGATGCCAAAGATGTAGGATTAGTTTTTGATAGCGTTATTCCAGTGACTACAGTGGCTCCTGTAGAGTCTTTAAATACTAGGGTACCAATAGTACCTGCCATACGAGTAGTACCCTTAAAACAGTCCACATTGGTTATTAAAGTGACTATTGAAGTGGTAACCCCTAGGGCATTTGTTGGTACAGGTTGAGAATAATTACTTAAAGTAACTGCATGAGGTGTAATTGCATTTATCCCTGCTTCATATGTAGTGTTTGTTACACGAGAAGTAATAGAGACATTAGAAGAAATATCCAAGTTTGCTCCTACATCACTCTTTAGATTATTTACAGTAATAGTGTCAGCTTTTATTTCAGTAGATGTAATAGTAGCACTCTCAATCTCATTCGCTGTAATTGTATTTGCCAATATTTCATTAGCTGTTATAGTATGTGAAGCAATCTCATTTGCTGTAATCTCATTTGCCACAATCTTATCTGCTGTAATAGTACGTGGTGTTAATATCTCACCATTTAGAGTATCCCCTTGTACAGCCTGTAAAGCACCTGATATGTTGTTTATCTCAAATATTAAACTTTTAGTAGGGTCTGATGGGTCACGTATAATAAGTCTGTCAGTTGATAATTGTCCTGATGTAATTCTGTTAGCACTTAACTCAACTATTTTGGCATCCGTAATGGAACCGTCTTCTACTTGTAAAGTACCTACAGCACCCACTCCAATAAGAGCTTTAGTGATTGATGCTAGTTTCATTTGGGCAGTGTCTATTGTGGCATTTTTTATTTTAGCACCATGTATACTTGCATCTACTATGTCTGCATCTGTAACAACTAATTTATTTACAGAAGCTCTGTCTATTTTAGCATCTGTAATAACACCTGTACCTATGTGGGCAGTACCTATGGCACCGTCTGCTATGATGGCACTGTTAGCCTGTATAGTCCCTGCTGATATGTTTATGGCTGTTAGATTACCTGCCAATAATTCATCTATAATTCCTACAGCGTTACTGACTACAGCTATATTATCCATTACATTTGTTAAGGCACCTGTAGAGCTACCCAAATTAGATGTAGAAGATGTAACAGAAGCTATGGTCTTTATCAAACTACCTAATTCTAATACTGTTGATGAAGGGTTAAGTAAGTCCACAGTACGAGAAACAACTGTTGTAGTTACTACATAGTTTATTAAAAAGGCTCTGTCAACAACTGTTACTGTATCTCCTAGATTTACTTTATTGTTAGAATCTGTATATCCACTTAAGGCATACAAATCATTTAAAGTAATTTTATAATTAAATACAGGAGCATTTATTGTCTGTAGAACTCTAGTAGCATCTTGTTTAAGTACCTCAGGGTCTAATATATCGTCATTTTTATAGAATACATATCTAGGAATCATAACACCGCTAGGGTCAGAAAATCCCCATAATGCAGTAGCAACTTCGTCAACTATAGTGTCTTCTCCATGAACACTAACTATATTAACAGGAGCAGATACCCATTCCCCCTGTGTTTCTTCATTCCAACCCTCAGGAGTTGGTGGTACTCCGCCTATTGGATAGATTGCTGTCTTTACATTTGAAGAATCAACCGTTCTTTCTATAGAGTCAACATTGTAATCATACTCAAAAACAAAACCTGTATCCACTCCAACACTTTGAATTAGGGTTACATATCTACTAGTTATTACACTTCCATCATAATTAAATTCGATATCTATTGTAAGACCATAAGAGTTTGCAAACATCTGTAATACTTCTAATACAGTCTTGTTTAAAGTTTCCTCAGTAAATACAATATCAGGGTTATTATATACAGGTAGTGATGGGTTAACATCAAACCGAGTAGGCGCCACTAATGAAGCTACGTTTTGTGATAGTGTTGCTGTAGTATCTTTAAACTCTATTTTACATATACCATCAATTAACTCTAATGCATATGACTCACAGTAAACACTGATTGTCTTTTCAATAGCAACATCTACCGAAACAATTTCCTTTATTACAAAGAAATGCCATTTAAGGGATAGTTTATCATAAAAAGAGATAAGATTTTCTTCTTTTACATATATAGTTGTTTCAGCATTTACCACTATTGTTAGTTCTAATGTAGGTAAAGCATTTTTACTTTCTTTAAAGCTTGTGTCAATTATTGTAGCTTGTTCGTACCCTTCATTTGTTAATACCATTAAAGGTAGTTCCTGTCTGTTATATACTATAAAGTCCAATAGTCACTATCTCCCTCTTTGTGTTTATTTTTATAAGTAGTACTCTGTACATTTTATTTCCATAGATGATGTCGTACCGTAATTCCAAGATAGTGAGTAAGTACCTTGTTTAGGAAACTTTATCCATTCTGTTTGGGACAGTACTATATCCTTAATGGTGGTAGTCCCTGTAGAAGTTACTTTCCTTTTAGCACTATCCAATATGTTAGTGGAACCGCTTGAAAAATTCTTTATTTTGATTCTTTCACCTGTAGTTACATTAGTAAAAGTCCAGTTGTTTCCCTCTACTATTGCTTGTGATGGTACATATGTAATAAGAGCGTAAGATGGTGCTGTACCGTTATATACTAACGAGGCTGTACGTGCGCCTAGATTAACTGTAGCTAACTTTCCATATATAGTACCTCTACCAACTCCTGACGGTACAATAAACTCTATGTCACCTTCTCCCGCATAAATCAAATCTGTAATAGACATTGAGTTGTTTACTATGGCATCATACTTAATAAATGGGTCGTCACTAAAGTATAATTCAGTTAACTTCCAACTATCTCCCATTAACCAAACAGCTAAATCCCGTGCCATTGATGCATTTGTGTCTGTAAGTAAATTCGGTACAATCATTACTTTTATTTTAAATGCTTTACTACCAAGCTTAGTTGCCCCTAAAATACCACCAATACCACCTGTCTTTTGTAATATGTTATTGGAGATACTAGCAAAGACAGGTATTTCTACCGTCTTTACTTTTAAGAAACTAGGCATAGCGACATTGTTGTACATAATAGTGTAAGACATTATATACCAGTCCTCCCTAATCTTCTGTTTTCTCTGACTTCTAACTTATATAACATTTGTGCTATCTTAGATATGTCAGCCTCTTCTCTTACAGTAGCTTGAACGTTAAAGTTATTTACAACCCCTGAGGAACTTTTTTCTTTTCCATCAGGCATAAACTTTGCTACAGAAGCACCAATAAGTGACATGGCATGTTTATTTGTAAGAGGCACAACAGCTTCTGTTCCTGCTTCACCAACACCGATTACAGATGCTTCGTCAAATACTCCACCATTCTTATGCCATGAAATTCCAAAACTAGGAGTAGATGGAGGTTTCAAACTAAAACTTCCTTTAACTGTTATCTTAGGTAATTTTAAACTAGGCAACTTCCAGTCAAACTTAAAGAAACTTTTTATCTTTTCTATTGCTTCTTTTACAGCTGTTTTGGCTTGTTCCATCTTTTCACTGATTTTTGTACCAATCTCACCAAACTTAGTGGCTGTTTTAGTTTTGATGTCAGTCCAAGCACTGTCCATGTTTTTAGCTATATCACCTGTAAATTTATTAATTTTGCCTTGAGCTTTATTACATCCGTCTACTACACCTGTACCAAAATTTGTCCACATGTTTACATTACTAGTTAATAATGAGTCCCAATTTGTTTTAAAAGCTGTTGCGACATTGGTACCCCACTCGTTTATTTTGGTTTGCGCTTTTTCACAACCGTCATTTATTTTATCTGACAACCCTGTCCAAAACTCTGTTGTGCCTGTAGTGACTGTTTCCCAAGCATTACTAAATCCTTCTGCAATACCCTCTTTCCAACCATCTACTGTAGTCTGTATTGCCTCACAACCCTCATTTACCTTTGTGCTTAAGTTTGTCCAAAATTCAATTTGACCTGCAAACAAATCATCCCACGCTTCTTTAATACCGTCACATACAATTTTGGCACCGTCTTTAGCTTCTTCCCAGTGGAATATTAAGTAAACAATAGCACCTATTACTAAACCAATGATTGCTATAAGTGGAGCAAATGGAGCTGTTAATATTGCAATAGCACCTTCCAGTAAAAAAGTTGCAGTTGCACATATACCTTCCGCTATTGTTAATCCACCTATTGCCAATGCCAAAATACCAAGACCAAAGGCACCTGTTATAGCAGACCAATTTAAAGCAATTATTAAGGCACCGAAAGTTGTTATTGCTACCCCAGTTAATGCTAAGGCTTCTCTATGGTCATACAACATTTCTTTAAACTCATCAAATGCCTTCTTTATGTTTGCAGGAGCTTCACCTAGTTTCTCTATTGCTTCGGTAAGTTTTATTACAGCATCTTTTGCTAAGTCTATTGCTACTTTTCCTATACCATCAGAAATAAACCGTTCCCAAGTAGCTTTAAGGTTACCAGTAATATTCGCCCAATTATCTGCTTCTCTACTGGCTTGACCCATAGCACCATTTAATTCATACGTCTTACCAACAGTGTCTAACAGTAACCACTGTCTTTGCTCTTCACTTAAATCTTGCCACTTCAAACCATAAGCATCCATAGCTTTACCATCCATCTGTTTGGCACTTGTAAATACACCTATGGCATCCCCTGCCTCAAAGTTACCTTTCATAAATGACTGTAGCATTGCAGTAGACTCTTCTAAAGTTATGTCGTAGAAAGCAGATGCATCGGCGGCTAATGTGGTGGCTTTTGCTGTTGCTTCTAATGCCTTAGTACCCTCCATTCCCGCTCCCTTTAATTGCGAGTTAACAGAAGACCATGATTCTTTAAGTCTGTCAGCATGAATACTTAGTTCTTGAGACTGTTTACCTATACCTTTAAGAGCTTCTACACCTTCTTGCCCCTTAAATACTTGGTCAAATTGGGCATCCATAGCCTGTAATTTAGCTGTGGTTTCCAGTATCTTTGCTCCAAAACCAACTATCTTATCTAATGCAAAAGCTATTGTAATTGCATTTCTGACCTTTGTGAGTATACCAGTAGTTTTCTTTGTTGTTTTACCTATTTCATCCATGTTACTGTTTATAGCTTTTAAAGAGTTTAATGCCTGTGCTACATCAGCACTAACTTTTATATTTACTGTATCTGACATATTTATCCCTCACTCCTTTTACTGTATAAAAAGGGAAGTCCTGTTAAGAACCTCCCTATTGTTTAAATACTACATTACTCTTTATTTAAAAGAATTTAATAGTTCCTCCCGTTTAGTATGTATGTCTACATCCTGTAAAGGTTTATTCTTTTTTTCTGATTTATTTACTTCTGATAATGGTTCATATAATTTATTTGGTTTAATTTGGTTTTTGTAATTACCTGTAGCGTTCATTAACATAGCTGTTTGCCAAGCTAACTTCTGCATATGTAAGTCTGTCTCATGTGTCTCTCTATCAATCTCTGCTTTAATTAAAACAGAAAGTACGTATAAATCCATATTTAACATGTTCTCATACTCAAGTCTACAGTATGACAAACCATACATTTTTATTTCATCCAAAGTTAAACCGCTTAGGACTTTACCGTTGACATTGCTTCACCTATTGCTTGTGCCACATCTTCCATATTATCAAAGTCAATACAGTCTCCAACTTCTTCCAAAGTGATTTCTTTGTCCTCATGTCGTATTCCTGCATAAACCATAGCTCTCAACGTAACCATTCCAAAATCACTGTTCTCACCCATTTCAGATACTTTTATACCTGTTAATTCTTCTATGGTGATTAGTGAGTTTAAATTAAATTTTAAGTTTCTTTCTTTGTCTAACATGATTGGTACTAATTTTGCCAATATATTTTCCCCCTGAGTATTATTATAATTTGTTGGTAGTTGTTTAAATTAGGCACATACTACCAAAACCTGTTAGTAAAATACTAAGGTGTTACTACTCCTGTTGTTCTAACTAATGGTGAAGCACCTTGTAAACTTAAAGACATTGATACTGCATCATCCTGTGGGTATTCCTCAGGAAAGTCAGTAATAACAGCACTTCCAGTATATGTATATCCTCCCACATTATCTGTTGCCCCTACTCTAATTGTTACATCCAAAGGTGTTCTAGCATCAAATGCTGTATGTAGAGCTTCTAATGAAGTGTCACCTAAAACTATGAAAGCATCACAGTCAATACTCCAAGTTTTTACTCCTGCCATACTCTCTGCCCAACCTGCGCTATTTTTGTCTGTAGTGTCGATTGTTTCAGCACTTCTACTTAGTGATGCTGATTTTTGTCCACCAATTGCTGTGTAAGTCTCACCAATTTTTACTTTTAGTAATACGTCAACACCTGCTACTTTTGACATTATTTATTCCTCCTATTTTTTATCCTAACAATATTGTGAAATCTATTGTGAATAAATACTTATTATTTTTATCCTGTCCAGTAAAAAATGGATTAGGATTGTTGGCTGTAATTAAAATTATTTGTTGTCCACTAAAATACAAATCTGTCTGATTATGTAATAACTGTATAACGTCATAACACATTTCTTCTGCCACAGATGGATGCACACTTCTAGCCATTAGTTGAATGTACATTGAAGTATCACTACCATCATAGGTACCATTAATAATATCAACTACTAACACATCTTCCTGTTCACTATTGTAGGGAAATTCCAATGGATATGTGTCCAACCCTGTAATACCCGTAAGAAATTCTGTTAACTCCATAAGTCTCAAATGTTCCCACCTACTTTTTGTTTTTACGTGTTTCTACTCTAATTCTCAGGGTTACTGTATCCTGCATAAACTTTGTCCAGTCACCTTCTAAAGCATCAGGTACTTGACTCATATAACCCTTACCTACTCTAAAACCGTGATTAGAAAACCTACTTCTTTGTGGACGTTTAGCTCTTGATTTTTTACCTAAGTTGTACGTCTTATCATGTGTCCATTCTGCATAATCAAAACCTTTGTTTTCTGCGGTAGCCTTTAAACTGAACCAAGCTATTTTCCCCTTTTTACGATATTTACGGGAAGAAATACTTTTTTCCAAATCTCCTGAATCTTTTGGAGCAATACTTTTAGATACTTTAAGAGCATCCTCCTGTATATCATCCATACAATCAGTAATTGCCTCCCAAACAACGTCATTCATTTTGCTAAAAGAAGTTAACCCCTTTATATCTATTTTAAAACCTTTAGACATGTTGCAACACTCCTACTAACCTTATGACCTTTTACCACTACCAACAACAACCCTAGTGGCAATTATTTTTCCTGCCCAGTCTTCAAAGAAGTATACATCCACAACTCTATACTTATCTCCCACACCTAATGCTGTTGTAAAAGATATGTAATCACCGTTCCTTATGTCCACTAAACCTTTCATAACTATAGATGCTGACATAGTAGTTGAAACCCCATCTTCTCCTGATATTTGAGCTAAATCTGTGTTGTATGTAATGGCACATTTTACTGTTTTGTCTGCCACTAAAGAAGGTTTACCCCAGTTGTCTAAGGAACTTTGTTTAAATATAGATGCCTTGTTATTCATTGGAATGAAGTTCAACATGTTTAAGACCTCCCAAAGTTCCTGTAGATAGACTCAATAGTACCGACATATCTTCCTATGTACCTACCTACTTTACGTTTTGAGATACCACCAGTTAAAGCATCAGGAGTAATGTTTAAAGCATTTAGTACATATGGAGCAATTGAAATATCCTTATCCTTTATAGATACCATTACACCTGCCATTTGAATGTATGTAGCTCCCATTTCAGCTCTAAGGAATGTATCGTCTACTCTCATAAACCATACAACTTGATTGGAAAGTATATTAACAGGGATGTCAGCTTCTACTGTAAAATAGTCATTCAATATAATTAGTAATGTATCTATACAGTTATTGACTGCCTTAGCACGAGAAGTTGAATCTGCTTCATCCCAAACAGAACTGTGGAAGATGTTGTCTTCTATAAATGTTGAAACAGCCTCGAATGTCTCAGTAGTTGCCATTGTACATCACCTTACCCTTTCTTTTTAGTAGTAGACTTCTTAGTTATTTTTGGTTTTGCTTCATCTATCTTTATTTCTATTACTTCACTATATGGTTTTACTTCATCAACTTTTTCTATTACTTCATATCTCTTGTAATATCTGTTAGCAAATTCAATACCTTCTTTATCATCTTCAAATATCTTTACTCCATCTAAGAAGAGTTCTCCACCTAGATATGCATTTATCTTATTGTCGATATCACTATATATAACTTTTACAGCCATTATGTTAACCTCCTATTTTGTATATAAAAAAAGAAGGTAAAGGGTGTTAAAACCCGTCTACCCTCTCTTATGTAGTAATACTATTTCTTAATTCCTTTAAGTCGTGCAACAGAATTAGGATTAAATACTGTAAGACCACAGTACCATTCGATACGAGTTCTATATACTGGCATAGTTTCAAGTTCACCAATATCAGTAACTGTTACTCCACCGTTTTGGATACCACTTACATCAGACATAGCACCGAACTTAACTGCAAATATCTCAGAACCGTCAGCACCTGCGATACCTTGTGCGGGCATTACAGCATCTTCACAAACTCTAAAAGGAATCCCTGCATACATTTGTACTGGTTTACCAAATGCATCTACACCAGTTTCAATATAATGTTGAGAAGCTTGAAGAATGTTCATTACGATACGTCTAGTACTTCTACTCATAAATAGGGCATCAGCACCAAATGGAACAGCATCAATAAGTTTGTTTAAGTCAGCCAATGTTAAAGCACCTGTAGTATTATCAATTACCGGAATGTCTTGTACTCCACCAATGAACTGAGCCAAACCGTCAAAAGACTTAGTGTCTACAGAAATATCACCGTAAAAGAAAGTCTTAGTGAAAGTCTCTGCTACTGCCTTTGCTTTTAGTTCTGTTTGGATTGCTCTTTGGTCATTAAGATTACCTCTTGTTTGTGCGATGAATTTGTCAACATCAACGTCTCCACCAAGCATTTTTAAAGTTGCTGTCTTTTGTTCAAATACAGAACCACTTTCCACGTAACCTTCATTTACATTTCTAAACGCTACTGTAGGTAATTCTGCTACTTGATTATAATTATATGCGTTTCCTACGATTTCCATAAATGGTAATACTTCCAATACTGCTGATGTTCTTACCATAGTCTCAATAACACCACGTTGAAGCATATCTTGAGACAGTTTAGCACTTTCTACTAAAGTTATAGCCATTATTGTTTCCTCCTTGTAATTGTGTTTTTATTTATTTTTTTCTACCAACTTTTGAAGTACCATAAGCTAATGCCATTTTAGCAGAAGCAGACATATCAGAAGTGTTAGTGTTGTTCTTTGTAGATGGATTAAATGGCTTACCTATTTCTATACCATCAGGATTGCCAGTGTTAAATATTCCAGTTTTCTCAGCTTTATCTATCCATGCCATTTTTTCCACTAAGGATAACTTTTCAGGGATTAGTTCTTTTAGATTTTCAGGAATACCTTCCATCTTACTATCAATGAGTGCATTTAAAATACCTTCATACTCATTCACTTGCTCTGTTTTTAAATTAAGTAATGTGTTAGCTTTATTAAGTTCAACTGTAGATTTCTCAACTGTCAAATCCAACTTGCTCTGTAGTTCTTCTACTGTTACTTCAATGACCTTCTCAGGTTCTACTGGTAAAACAGGCTCAACTACAGGCTCTACGATTGGTTCCTTAAGTGACTCTACTACAGGTTCTATTGGTTTAATTTCTTCCACTACTACAACAGGTTCTTCTACTACTGGTGCCTCTACAGGTGTATTAGATGTACTTGTAGTAGGTTCTGTAGGAGTTGAAGTTGTTGGTACTGATTCTACTGGTGTATCACTTGAATCAGTTGCAAACATTTGTAAATTCATTTTTATAGGTCTTGATTCTAACATTCTTTTTCCCTCACCTTTAAATTTATTACAGTATTTTACTTTATAACTAATTACTCCCAATTTAAAAAGTATCAACAGCCACGTATTAAGGTGACTGTTAACCTCAGGTGGGAAAGAGATAGTTAAGTAATTAGTACAGGACTTGTACAGAATCCCGTACTTACTGTTATTCAAGAGTAAGTCCGTTAGGTATACATTTTTACAACCTAATTGGTAAAATTTATTTTATTTTATTTTTATCCTTAGGAATACTGTCTTCATCCCAATAAGGAATAGGGGCATGTCTACATCTAGGATGGAATATGTCTCCTGTAGATTGTAAGTAATCATATGTCTCATATCCTGCTGTAGCTCCTGTCATACTGATAATCTTACCTTCATGTTTTAAACAGGCATCCTTAGTTAGAGGATTATGTGGAATACGAGCCAAGTCACCTTTACCCCCATGAGAAGAAGAGAAATCCTTTATTCCCTGTACATACACTTGATGTGCCTTTGTCTGTACTACCATGTCTACATATGTATTAACTTTCCAACGTCTTCCTGCCTTATCCACAATAGCTATCATGTTATTAGATATAGAGTCTTCCAGTCCTTTACCTCTTAAATCTTTTAACACTAACCCAACTAAATCCTGTCTACCAGTTTTTAATAAGTTACGTGCTGTTAAATGTTTTCCCATTGTTTCCTGTACTAACTTCTTAACCATGAAGTCTGTGTTACGGGTAACCTGTAATAAGTCATTAACTGTGGCTCTCTTTATCTTAAACAACACTTCTGTATTAACCATTTCTTTAACTTCAACTATAATTGTGTCATACGTATATATAATACCTACAGAATCATATTCAGCCATAAGTCCAAAAGCATATCCTAAGTAATAAGCGTATTCTATTTCTTCACTAACTGTTAGCTCTATATCATCCCGTAAATCGTTTAAAATGTTATCTACTGCCTTATAAATCATATACTGAGATATGATTGTAAATAGTGGATTACTTTTGTAGGACAGTTGTGTTTTAAGCAACTGTCCCAACTGTCTATATCTTTTAGTAAATACCTTTGTCATTTTAATGGATGGCTTTTCCAGTAGTGACCGTGGATTGTATTTTACCATTTATACACTACTCCTTTTTAGTTCCTGTCTTTTTGGGGTCTTTGTCTTTAGTTGAATCATTGCCCTCTGCATGTTTAGATGTATCAGGATTCTTTTGGTTCTCTGTTAAATCTTCCCCATCGTCTTTTTCCTCTTCCTCTACATCCTCGTTAAATATTGAAGAATCAACAGTAGGAATGTTTTCCATATTGGCTTTAGCTTCTTCCTGTATCCTCTCAATTTCAGTTTCTGCTTGTTCCTCAGTCATGTTTTCCATACGCATGATTGCTGTTTTCTGTGATATTGTTTTAGCTCCACCTGTACGTATATTCATAACTGTAGCTTCTTGTGTATCATCTTTAGGTAAACCATCTTGAAATGTAAATTGTGGTTTAGTTAAAGTGTAATCTGCAACACCAACAGCCACCTCTAGTAATTGAGCTAAATTAAATACTTGTTTAAGACCTCTTTCATAATACTGTCTCTTACGGTTTATTTTAGCCAGTAAGTTATTCATTCTCCATTTAATAGCTAGTCCTGACGTACCACTTGTACCACCACCATCTGACTTACCTAAAGCTACAGCAGGTATTTCAGCAGTAGTAAGAAGTATATCAATTAACTTATCTAACTCAGTAAAGGCTTGTGATAACTGTCCATCCCATGTTACGTATTGTGGAATAACATCATCCTTACCCATTACCTCAAATACTTTATCTTGTTGTACACTAAATATTGGATTACCTTGTTCATCTTCACCTAATATACCACTAGGAACAGCCATTGCAGGGTCTGAATGTTTATCCAGTATGTCTGCTATTTGTGTGAGCCTATTATTAATTTCATCAAAGATAGCCATGTGTTCTGATATGTCGTCTAACCCTTCCCAAGTATCGTCTGTACCATAGTTAGGAACATGTACAACTAAAGGTAAGGAAACTCCTGTAAGCACCATACTTCTACCCTCTAAAACTTCATTTGATATCTTCCAACATACAACCTCAAAGTACGCACCGTAATTAACTGTCTCTATAGGTTCCATGTTGTAGACTCTATATTCAATACGTCCTGCATAGTGTGACTCTATAAACAGTTGCCATAGCTCCTGTCCTTCTATTTCTACCTGTACTGGAACAGCTACATGATAGGCTACAATCTTATTTTTATTATAAAGGGATGCCTCAGGGAACACATGTTCAGGATTAAGTGGTTCAATAATAACTCTTGAGGGGTCTAACTCCTGTGGTATCTCCCCACCATACTCTTGTCCATATCTTACTTTTATAAAAGAGTCACCTCTATAGGCATTACTTAAAGCACTCTCATATGTAAGAATGTTTAAACCGTTATCCTCTTTAATCCTGTCAAATGCTAACTGTTCCTTAGAGCTATCACCATTACCTGCTTTAATTTGAACGGTCTCACCAAAGAGAAAGTCAGCACTTTTCTTACATATAACACCCGCTAAGTTAACTGATATGTACAGTAAATCCTTTTCTTTTTTAGAACCGTTAAAGTCTTTAAATACCTCAAAGTTTTCACCCTTAAATACTTTCTTGTTTCTCTTGTATCTGTCTATCCTTTCTTTGTGTTCCTGTGGTGGATAGTAAGAACCTTCATGAAAATACTGTATAGGTGACAGGCTTACTTCTACTTCACCGTCTGCTGTAGCAAATGATTTATCACCATCATTAAAGTTATTGGCAGATGGAGTAGATACTAAGTTTTTGAAAAAGTCTAATATATTAAAATTTGTTACTAATGCCATTGTTATTTCCTCCTTGTTTACTTTTTTAATATCCTTTTGGTTTATTGTAATAACTTCTCTTACGTTGTTTACCTGCTAAATCTACAACAGAAGCTAATGCATCAATACCATCATCGTGGTCATGTGTGGGGTACTGTATTAACATTTCTATAAGTAATCTTTGGTTCTGTTTAAATCGAATTGTACCCTGTTCTATTAAAGGCTCTAATGTTTCTATTCTATCCTCTTTACGTCCTCTAGGATTAATTGGTTTAACTCTTGTACCGTATAATCCTTCCTTAGTTACTCTTACTTGTAACTGTCTATACATTTCATATTGAGCCTGTATTGTCTCTACACCAAATACTTTGGGTCTGTACTCCTGTATCTTTTTAAAGGATTCCTCTAATGCTATGTGCATTGGTACTTTCTTTATCCATGCATCCAGTACGTATAATACCCCTGTTCTTCTATCTCTACCTACTGTGATTATGGCATTGTAATCGGCTCTATCATTCTTACCTACAGCTAAATCCCAAAAACTATAAATATCAAAGTTCATTGGTCTACCATCACCATAGTATAAATCTTTATCATCGTAATACTGTATATAAGAGGACTTAAATATTGCTGTTTCATCATCAGTAGGACGGTTTAAATACTCACTACCAAAGGCTCTACTCCCAACATTAACCTTAATTTTCATTAGCTCATAATATGTAAAACGGTCATTCCAAAGTGTTAAGGCTCCTTCATCCATTGCCTCTTTGTTATTCCAGTAATATCTGTCAGCCTCTTCTTCTCTGTCTTCATTCTCTACGTCTCTTAATATAGTGTCTAGTTCGTCCCATAAATCCTGTCTAACAGGTTCACTGAGGATGGCACTATATAACTTACTTCTAAAGTCTGACCTGTTCATTACAGCAGGTAACAATCCTTGACCGTGTACTAATGTTCCCATGTATATGTATGCTGTACGGGTAATGTCACCAATTGGCATTATTACTGAGTTGAACCAATGTAGGTTTTTCTCTCTTAACTCTTTTGTGTTAGTGTTTTTGGAAGACTCTAAATCATCCAGTATTACTAAGTCAGGACGGTAAGCACCATGTCTAGCACCCCTTAACTGTTTACCTATAGAGGCAGACTGTATAAGAATGTTTGTGGTAGTTACAAAGGCATTGGTATTATCTGTATCATTTGCCATTTTGTTTGCATGTAGTAACTCTCCAAAATCTTCCCGTAGTTTCTTGTTATACTTTAGTTGTCCACTTATCCACTCTATAAACTTTTGAGACATACTCTCTGTTTCTGACACTACCAATATGTAATGACGTTTCTTATAAATTATCTGATGTACTGGAAATATGTTAGATAAGTAAGCACTTTTAGCATGTCCACGGGGTACAGACCAACATATACGTTGAGTAATATTGTCATTTAATGTATTAAGAAAACCGCACAACTCCCCATGAAAGTCAGGTGCATTATTAACCGTGTATATATCAGGTATTAGATTATTGTCATTATCTATGTTATATGTATCTGAAAAGTATTCATACGCAAAATACAACACATCATATTCACTTCTTAATACCCTGTATTCCTGTTTTACTTTCTTAATGGATTCTAAAGTACTTGTTAACTCCTGTTGAGATAGTTCTTCTGTTTTAGCTACATATGCTAACTTCCTTACTGTAGTTGCTAAGTCATTTAACCTGTCCTGTACAGTATCAGGTATATTTAAGTTTGTAATTCCCATTGTGTTTAATCCCTCTCCCCACCGTGTTATTCAAAAGGTAATGGTACTGGTATTAAACAATACAACATTAAATAAATAAAAAGTTAAAATATACCTTGACATAAGGGTAATATTGGTATAAGATAGGTTTAAGTTAAAAAACAGAAAGTAAAGGAGAAGTGATATAAATGATTTACCAGTTAGAGATATATTATGGAGCCACTGTGGATGATAAGGTAGCGTATTCTGCTGTAATAACTTTGGAGGATTGCACTAAACCATTTGATTGTGAAATAGATGAAAAACCATTTAGGAACAAGTTAATAAAGCTAATTGAAAAAGATGGTTTTAGTGCCGACGATTTTAAATTTGGTTGGGTCACAAAAGAACAATATACTAACAGGGTGGAATCGTTAAATGTTGAAGTGATTACTGTTGATTAGGAGGGTATAAAACATGGATTCAAATGTAAAAGTATTTGAAAGTACTTCACTTACAGATATAGAAAAACAAATTAATGAATTTGCTGATTCAAACAAAAATGGACAAGATTTTAATATAACGAGCGTTACACATAATATAAAAGAAACATCAAATAGTTGGTATCACTCAGTCATAATTGTATATGTGATAACCTAGTAATTTACTTAAGGGGGTTAGGTATGGATTTTAAAAGATTAAGACAGGCACTATTACTGGCAACCATCACATTTGTTAGCTTTTTTGCACTAGTATATATATTTGTATGGGTATCAAGTTCTGCCTGTCTTACTTTTATATTATTATTCATTGCGCTTATTGGGGCAATTTATGTATCACTGTAAGATAAAAAAAACAGAAATGAGGGACATACATATATGATTGTTATACCGACAAGTTACAATAGGTTGAACAAAGGGTACATGAAACTCTTTAAACAGACAAATAAGGACAAGTATTTGTGGAAGTTAATACAGATAAATGAAAAGATATGTCAACGGTTTGCACATAAGTATTGTAATATAGGTGAGGAACATGAGGACTTGTTATCTATCTGTAAGCTACTACTCATAAAGTCAATAAAGGATTTTGACATAAACAGAGGTTTACATTTTACTACATTTGCTTACTCTGTACTAAGCATGGGTCTTAATGATGTATTAAGAACTAAAAAGAGAAGGCATATACATACAGTATCATTAGACAATAAAATACCTACAAAAGATGGCAGTGATTTATCATTAGTTGAGATAGTACAAAGTGAGGATGCACCAGTAGATTCACAATTGTTATTAGAGGAAGAAAAGTCGGTATTACATATGGCAGTACAATCTTTACCGCCTAGACATAGAGAAATAGTGGACTTATTATACATACAGGGATTGACACAGGTAGAGGTATCCCATAAACTAGGTACATCACAGGCACATATCAGTCGTACAAATAAAGTGGCTTTAAGTAAATTAAAATATAAATTAAAAGATATTGAAAGGTGTGGTTAGAAATGAGTAAAGAAAATAAAAAGTTTGAGTGTCCTGATTGTGGGGAAAGTAGTTTGAGTACAGAATGGGACAGGTTTACTGAGGGAGTTTTTGGTGGCAACTGTGTATCTATTATGGATGATGATGATGTGGAGTACTGTTCTTTCGTTTGCCCTAACTGTAATAATCAAGTAGATGGGTCAGAAGTTGTGTTGGTAGTATTAACAGTAAAAGAAATGATAGAGTTAATGAAACCATTAGGAGATGTACAGTTAGCATATTCAACATGCACACATAAATTTTATGTAAGTATCCCACATATTGAAATTAAAGAGGACGGTATTTTAAGGAGCTTCTGTCACCACAGGGATACACCGTTAGAGGCAGTGAGTGTAGTATTTGAAGAGTTAAAACAAACCACAGGTATTGTTAAAGATGCATGGAATAGTAATAGAGAATACTTTGGGTGGAATGGTGTGGCATTTGTTGGAATATAAACAGACATGTAAATGGTGTGGTAACTGTACAATTACTTCTAATGTATTAAATACTGGAACCTGTTATTTGGATATTGGAGAACATGTAGATTTAGATTATGTATGTGATGAATTTGAATTTAATGCTGATTTAGACAGATGCTAAAATAATAAAAATAATCCTTGACAGTTAACACAAATTGGTATATGATGGTAACAAGTTAAAAGTACATATTAAAGAGAGGGTGTAGAAACAATGGGTAGTACAGGTTTTAAAGTAGGAGACAAGGTAAAAGTAATAAGGGATTTTAGACAAAGTTGTATTGATTTTGAAGTTGGACAAACAGGTACAATTAAAGCAATTAAGGATGATTACATATCAATACAATGGGATTTTACACACAAGCATTTGTGGAACTGTGGTGAGGTGTGTAAAGAGGGTACAGGTTATGACATCTATTGGGAGAATCGAGATTGTCTGAAAGTATTAATAGAAGTTGGGGACAGAATTACAGTGGTAATACCATTTGAACAAGGTGGTATGAAGTTTGGTGTAGGTGACACTGGTACAGTATTGAATATACGTACATATGATTTTACTGTGGAATGGGATTTCACAAATGTTAGATTCTTTTGGGACAAAGAGTTTGGAGATAGAAGAGAAAATTGTTGTTTTTACATTAGTGATATGTATATAAAAAATATGGAGGTAATTAGAATGGGAGAAACATTAATGAGTAAGAGTGAAGTAAAAGTTGGGGACAAATTAACATTAAGAAATGGTGATGAACTGTTTATGGTTGACGAAAACAATGCAGAAGGATTAAACAATGCTAACGGTAGATGTTTAAGTTACTATGCGGAAGATTTAACCCGTACAGGAACAGGTGGTTCAGCATTAGATGTTGTACAAGTTGAAAGACCTGTATACGTAGAAGTATTTAAAAGACCTGTAGAAATAATTGAATTAACTGTAAGAGAGTTAGAGGAAAAGTTAGGGTATGTTAAAGATTCACTTAAAATAAAGGGGGAAAAATAATATGTTTATAGCAAATGATTATGCAATTGGGGACAAGGTTTTAATAAGGACTGATTTAGAAAATTTTAATGAATATGGTGGACAAGGGTTTGTAGTAGAAATGGAGAAGTTTAGGGGTAAAGTGGTTACAATTGAACGCAAAGAATACAGAGGTTACATATTAAAAGAGGACAACTCTTATGGTTGGACAGATGATATGTTTGTTGGAAAAGTTTTAAGCGGAGATACAGTAGAGTATGAAGTTGGAGATAAATTATTAATTAGGGATGATATACATAGTGGAGATTATATTAATGATGTGTATATTAATAGTGAAATGGCTGAGTGTAAAGGAACTGTGGCTACAATAACTGGTTTTATTAATTACTTTAAAAATAGACTTAATATAGATGGTAAAGGAAGAGGTTGTGTTTGGACTAAAGGAATGTTTGTAGGTAAAATAGTTAGTCCTGTGCCAAAAGTAGAGGTGGAACCAGTGTTGGAGGAAGAAGAATTAAAAGAATTTGGGTTAAGTGACTTACAACAGGGGGATATTGTTGAGTATGCACAGGGAAGTTTTAGAAAGGTAATCACAGACATAATAAGTGATGCTACAGGTACATTTAATAGATTATCTAACTACAGAGAGGATTTAATGGATAAGGATGGGGATAGTGATTTAGATATTGTAAAAGTATTTAGAACTACTACTAAAAGCTGTTTACATAAATTTACACCTGATATATACTATGATGTAGTTTGGGAAAAAGCACCTGAGATAGTTTTAACTGTTGCTGAAATTGAAGAATTATTGGGACACAAAAAAGGACAGTTAAAGATTAAGGGGGAAAAATAATAATGGGGTTAGATGTGGAAAAATTAGAAGTTGGGGACAGAGTTGTAGTAATAAGGGGTTTTAAACAAAGTAGCATTGATTTTGAAGTTGGAGAAACGGGTACATTTATGGGGTTAAGTGCGTGGTCATGTGATTTATGTATAGAATGGGATAAAACAAAGGGAAGAGAAGTGGAGCTACACACCTGTGATGGACTAGTACCTACTGGATATGGGTATAACATAAGTACAAGATTTAGTAAGGACTTACAGGTTACTACTAAAACAGAGAAAGAATATTTAGAAAAAGCATTACTGGAATTAGAAGTTAAGACTAAAGAAATAAGTGACAGGTTATCAAAAGTTATTAAAGAAGAAGAGGAAGAGTTAAAAAAAGAAAAAGAAAGACTGAATAAAAATACATTCTTTACCCCTGAGTTTAATGGAGAGTTTTACTACATAGATATGGAGGGTGATGTGGCTTATGACACAAATGGTGACTTTGGTGTAGACAGAGCAAAATTTGAATTAGGTAACTGTTTCCCAACTGAGGAAGATGCAGAATTTGCAGTAGAAGTAATAAAGTTGGACAGAGAGTTGAGACACTTTGCTTTTGTAAACAATGAGACTCCTATTGATTGGACAGATGCCTCTTGCAACAGATATTCACTTGCTATATCTTATCATGAGGAAGAACCTAAGTTATATGTGGAACCTTCATGTTTGATTAGACGTTCTAAGACAATATACTTTAGTTCTAGGGAAATAGCAGAAAAAGCTGTTGAGTTCTTTGGTGAAGAAAAGTTATTAAAATATTTGTAATTAAAAGTGGGAGAGGAATGTTGTAAATGAGTAAGAGCGTTAAGACAGGGGAATACATATTGTGTGGTAACAGAGAATATAAAGTGTTGGCAGTAGGTAAAGGTAGGACATATTTATTATATACAGTGATGGGTAAGAGAGAAGACAGTAAAATGTATGTCGTAACCTGTAAACCAAAGTTAAACCATGTAGGGGATTTTGAGTTTGTAGGGTATACTGAATACCTTACAGAAATAGAGAAAGCTAGAGAGTTATTTAACAAAATAGTACTTAAAAAGGTACTACAGTAACAATCACAGTTTAAATAAACACCTCTAATACTGTTTTAAGGGGTCTAACAGGCTCTTAAGGGGTGTTTAAACAACTGATTAATATAAATACTTAGGTACAGTATCTAAACGTCTTAAAAACACCTTAAATGGATAAAAAGAAGAGTACGCTAGATACTGTACCTAAAAAATAAAACGGGGGTAGTAGTGTGGATAATGATTTTTATATAGGTTTTTGTACTGGATGGATTTTATGTGGCATATTATTATTTATATCTTTAAATTAAAAGTAAAAGAGGAAGGAGGATGGTGGCAGTGTTTGCTTTTTTGTATATAATTAACATATTTCTTTTGTTAGTTGGATTAGTCACAATGTTTGTAGGTGGTGTAAATGGGAAAGGTTCTACTGTTTTTGTGGGTCTAGTATTATTTGTATTTAATGTGTTAGCAGTACTTACCTACTTAGGTTAAAGTAAAATAAATTAAAAGTAAAAGGGGATTTACAGAATGAGAGTAGAAGAAAACAGTAAGAGAAAGAAAATTACAATGGATATACGGTATAATGTACAAAACACATATACAGAGGTTATTGAGGAAGGCGAGATTCAAGAAACACAACAATTGTTAGAGGATAAAGAAAAACTACACCAAACAATCCATGATTTAGTAATGGATGGGTTACTGGAAACATTTGGTGGAGAGTCCAAAGTAATAATAACTGACTTTTCATTCACTACAAATGGTTTAGAGGATTATGTAGAACCAGTTTCTTTGGATGAATTAATGTAGTGATTGTTGTTACATCTACATAGAATTATATAACTGTAAAATAATTATATAACTGTAAATAAAAAGTAGTGAGGTTTTTAATTGTTAATCCAGTTGATTATCTCACTACTTTTTTATACCTTTTTTACCGTGTACCAGTTTCTGTTTTTGTAATATCTTTTATTACTGTATTAACAGTATTTAAAAGAACAATAATACAGTACTATATATATATTAGTACCAGTAAATGGTACACGGTGAGTTTAAAAGTGGGTTAAAGTACTGGTATTACTACATTCTTCCCGTGTACCAGTTATTGTAACACCTGTACCAGTAAATGGTACAAGTAATACCACTAGTCCAATAACGTAATATCATCCAATTCTGCCATAATGTCGTCCACTGTTATATCACTTTTATTACCCCCATTTAAGGCAGTAACTTCCAAATTATCTTTAAACATACCTTGAGTACGATAATAAAGTTCTATAGCTTTTAGTTTTGACTTCTCATTACCGTTGATTAGGATGTCGATTAAGGTGGCATTTACGTCCACTAGGTTACTCCTTTGGTACTCCTTTACAACAGTATTAATATGGTCATTAAATGCCTGTAGTGACTTCCACCTCCAAATTGATACCCTACTTACATTATGTTCGTCTGCTATTTGTTCTTCTGTCTTACCTGTAAGATGCTTGAAGGCTATTTCTTCTGCAACTAATGTTTGGACAGCATCCAATGTTCCTTTTGCATAATTACGACTTTTACGAGTTGGTAAACCGTTAGTACTTGACATATATGTATACACTCCATTCATTTTTATTGTTTATTTATACAGGTACTATATACACTGTAATACAGTTTTACAACCTTACTATGTAACCTTATGTAGTTGTACAATTGGCTAAACCAGTTTAACGGTAGTACTGTATTACCCCTATAAACTGTATAACAGTAATACAACTATATAAATTACACAAAAGTATAAAATAGTATAAAAATTTTTAGGACAGAATTTACCTTGTTGTAGATGTCAAATCCAGTGGTGGGGGGTAAGGTAACTGTATTGTACTTTATTGGACTGTAAGGGATTGTGAGAACTGTATAATTGTACCCTAAAAGTAAAATTTGATGTATATATGGTAAATACACTGGACAGCACCTAATATCTCCCAGTTCCACCGTTGGTAGGGTTCACAGTAACTAACTGTAAGAATTGTAATTAATTAACATTTATACAGTTGTAACATTATTGTAACTTTATTGTAAATTAATTATTGCAAATTAACTGTAAAGAACTGCCATTAGAGGGACTGATTGTTAATGTAAATAGTTTACAGTTGATACATTCAAGGCAGTAATACAGGACAGTATCCACACCACATACTCATACAGTAACTATCCACACATACAGTACTACCCATACCCCTCCCCCCTATTAACTACCCTCTATACCAACTGTATATACTGTGTATAACAGGCTACAATATACTACACTATATATACCT